TGCAGATTTTGGTCTGTACGGAACCCGGGGGTTTCGCGGCTTCCCCGAAATGGGGTTGACCTGCGGTTTTGCTGATACCTTGTTGATTCCCGAAATGGGAGGAATGTCATGCCACCCCTACCTAAAGATCCTTCTGTGCGCGCTCGGCGCAATAAGTCGTCGACGCGGGCTACGTTGTCTGCGGATCATGATGTGGTCGCTCCTGAGTTGCCGGATGGTGTGGTGTGGCATCCGTTGACGGTGCGTTGGTGGAATGACATTTGGGCGTCGCCGATGGCCCCGGAGTACACAGATTCGGATATCAACGGGCTGTTTCGTGTGGCGATGTTGTACAACGATTTTTGGACCGCGGATACCGCGAAGGCGCGGGCGGAGGCTCAGGTTCGGTTGGAGAAGGCCGACACTGATTACGGGACGAATCCGCTGGCCCGTCGCCGTCTGGAATGGCAGATTGAGGCGACCGAGGATTCGAAGGCTAAGGGGTCGAAGCGGCGGAAGTCTGAGGCTGCGCCGGTGTGCCCACCGGAGCCTGGTGACGATCCTCGTTTGAAGCTTGTGACCTGACGGCCTTATGGCTGTCTTGCAAGTCCCTCCTGTGGATTTAACGTTTCCTACGTTAGGTCCCCAGGTGTGCGACTTCATTGAGGATCGGATGGTGTTCGGCCCGGGCTCACTGTCGGGGCAGGCCGCCCGTCTCGATGATGAGAAGCGCGCGCTGGTGTATCGCCTGTACGAGCTGTATCCGCGGGGGCACCGTTTGGCTGGCCGTCGGCGGTTCGAGCGGGCCGGTGTCGAACTCAGGAAGGGCGTAGCCAAGACCGAGTTCGCGGCGTGGATTTGCGGTGTGGAGCTGCACCCGGAGGCGCCGGTTCGGTGTGACGGGTTCGATTCTGCCGGCAATCCGGTGGGGCGTCCGGTTCGTTCTCCTGTGATTCCGATGATGGCGGTCACCGAGGAGCAGGTGTCAGAGCTTGCGTTCGGTGTGCTGAAGTACATCTTGGAGAACGGTCCTGACGCTGATCTGTTTGATATCAGCAAGGAGCGGATCGTCCGGTTGTCACCTTCGGGTGGTGAGGATGGGTTCGCTGTTGCTGTGTCGAATGCTCCGGGGTCTCGCGATGGCGCGCGGACAACGTTTCAGCATTTCGATGAGCCCCACCGGTTGTTTATGCCGAGGCATCGTGACGCGCACGAGACGATGTTGCAGAACATGCCGAAGCGTCCGATGGAGGACCCGTGGACGTTGTACACGTCTACGGCTGGGCAGCCTGGGCAGGGCAGCATCGAAGAGGATGTGCTTGCCGAGGCGGAGTCTATCGCCAGGGGTGAGCGTCAGGACCCGTCGTTGTTCTTTTTCCGCCGTTGGGCTGGCGATGAGCATGATGATTTGTCGACGGTGGAGAAGCGGGTTGCTGCTGTCGCGGATGCTACTGGCCCTATTGGGGAGTGGGGTCCGGGTCAGTTTGAGCGGATCGCGAAGGACTACGACCGCACGGGTATTGACCGCGCTTACTGGGAGCGGGTCTATCTGAATCGGTGGCGTAAGTCGGGCTCTCAGGCGTTCGATATGACACGCCTGGTGCAGTGTGATGAGACGGTCCCAGATGGAGCGTTCGTCACTGCTGGGTTTGACGGGTCGCGGTGGAGAGATGCGACGGCTGTCGTGGTCACTGAGATTGCGACGGGCCGGCAGATGTTGTTGGGCTGTTGGGAGCGGCCCGAGAACGTCGAAGAGTGGGAAGTCCCTGAGCATGAGGTGACTGCGCTCGTTGTGGACATGATGTCTCGGTTTGAGGTGTGGCGCATGTACTGCGATCCGTGGGGCTGGGATTCGACGATCGCCGCGTGGGCGGGCCGTTTCCCGGATAGGGTTGTGGAGTGGGCTGTTGGTGGCGGCGGCAGTTTGAGGCGTGTGGCTGCTGCGACGCAGGGTTATGCCGATGCGTTGGCGACTGGTGACGCGGTGCTGGCTGCCAATGTGTGGCGGCCGAAGTTTGTTGAGCATATGGGTCATGCGGGGCGGCGTGAGTTGAAGCTGGTGGACGATACGGGCCAGCCTCTGTGGGTTATGCAGAAGCAGGATGGCCGTTTGGCCGACAAGTTTGATGCTGCGATGGCGGGGATGTTGTCGTGGGAGGCGTGTGTTGATGCGCGTCGTGATGGGGCACGTCCGCGCCCGAAAGTGTTTGCGCCTAGACGGATCTACTAGTCGAGATAGAGACAGAGAGGGGGTCAGCTGTTGACTGCTTCAACGCCAGCGGAATGGCTCCCGGTATTGACGAAGCGTATCGACGACGGAATGTCGCGGGTGCGTTTGTTGGCGCGTTACTCCAATGGGGATGCTCCGCTGCCCGAGTTGACGAGGAACACGTCTGCGGCGTGGCGTTCGTTTCAGCGTGAGGCGCGCACCAACTGGGGTCTGATGGTGCGTGACTCTGTTGCTGACCGAATCATCCCGAATGGCATCACGGTTGGTGGTTCCGCCGATAGTGATTTGGCGTTACGTGCCCGGCGCATTTGGCGGGATAACCGCATGGATTCCGTGTGTAAGCAGTGGGTCAAGTATGGGCTGGACTTCGGCGAGTCGTATTTGACGTGCTGGCGTCGTGATGACGGTACGGCGACGATCACAGCTGACTCTCCTGAAACGATGGTTGTCAGCGTTGACCCGCTGCAGCCGTGGCGGATCAGGGCCGCTATGCGGTGGTGGCGGGACCTCGATGCCGAGTCGGATTTTGCGATTGTGTGGTCGGGTGACGGGTGGCAAAAGTTCGCCCGTCCGTGCTTTGTGCAGTCATCGTCCCGGCGCAGGCTGGTGACGCGAATCTCAGACTCGTGGGTTCCGGTTGGCGATGCTGTAGTGACCGGTTCGCCGCCGCCGGTGGTGGTGTACCAGAACCCTGATGGCATGGGCGAGGTGGAGCCTCACATTGACATCATCAACCGGATCAACCGGGCTGAGCTTCAGTTGTTGTCCACGATGGCGATCCAGGCTTTCCGGCAGCGGGCGTTGAAGTCGACGGAGCATGGGTTGCCGAAGGTCGATGAGAACGGCAACGCGATCGACTACGCCTCGATCTTTGAGGCCGCGCCGGGAGCGTTGTGGGAGTTGCCACCTGGGGTTGATATCTGGGAGTCCCAGGCGAACGACTTCACTCCGATGTTGTCGGCGATCAAGGAGCATATTCGACAGCTGTCGTCGGCGACCAAGACTCCGCTGCCGATGCTGATGCCGGACAGCGCGAACCAGTCAGCTGAGGGTGCGCACAACATTGAGAAGGGCTTCCTGTTCAAGTGTGAGGATCGGTTGTCGATAGCGAAGATCGGCCTGGAGGCCATCTTGGTTAAGGCGTTGCAGATTGAGGGCGAATCGGTTGAGGACACCGTTGATGTGTCGTTTGAGTCGCCTGACCGTGTGACGCTGGGGGAGAAGTATTCCGCAGCATCTCTGGCTAAGGCGGCCGGCGAGTCGTGGGCGTCTATCCGGCGGAACATCCTGAACTACAACGCCGATCAGATCAAGCAGGACGATCTTGATAGGGCGCGTGAGCAGATAACCCTGTTCGCCGGCAATCCGGTGCAGCGTCCCCAGGAAGATGGATCACGCTGAGTATGCGGCTGCGACCGCTGAACTGAGGCGCAGACTGCTCGAATATGTGTCCGCAGCGTGGACATCGGTAACGCTGTCTGACAGTGGACTGCAAGAGTTGACATCTTCGGTGGCACCGGTTGTCCAAGCGGCCCAAGAGTCGATGGCTGCCATGACTTCGGTGTACATCGCAGAAGTCACCCAGCAGTCACCGGTGCAGGCCGTCGAGGTCTCCAAGATTCGCGGTGTGCCGTCGGAGACGGTGTACGCGCGACCTGTGATCACAGCACGTACGGCACTGTCGGAAGGTAAGAGCGTCGCGGCGGCACTCCGTGCCGGTCAGCGTCGTATCGAGAACCTAGCGGGCACCGACCTGCAACTAGCGAAGACGCACCAGGCTAGGGCGTCGTTCGCCCGCAGCGGCGTCCAGTTCTACCGCCGCGTCTTGACCGGCAACGAGAACTGCGCGCTGTGCGTCATCGCATCAACCATGCGGTACCGCAAGAACTCGCTGATGCCAATCCATCCGGGATGCGATTGCGATATCGACGTGATCCCGACGGGGATGGACTTCGACACGATCAGCACGGAACTTCTCAACGAGACGCATGACCAGGTGAAGGCGTTCGCGGATATCGCAGACCGCGGCGGCCGCGCCGTTGACTACCGGAAGTTGATCGTCACCCGGGAGCACGGCGAGGTTGGGCCGGTCCTCGCGTGGCGTGACCAGAAGTTCTCAGGCCCCAGAAGCATCCAGCGCTGACCCCGGCGGTCTGGATAACGCACACATGTCCCGTAACGGGGCATGGCACATAGAAAACCCATCCGCAAAGGAAACAAACCCTCATGTCTGATGATGTGACAGCAGAAACGTCGGAACACAGCGCCGTAACGGAGCCAGTGGAACCGGCAGTCGACCAGGACACAACCGCCACGGTTGAGGAGCCAACGCAAGCTCCGAAACCAACCGAGACGGTCGAGTTCTGGAAGAAAATGGCCCGCAAGAACGAGGCGCAAGCCAAGGAAAACTTCGCGGACGCCAAGAAATGGCGGGAGTCGCAGGAAAAGATCGGCGACGACCCGCTGTCCCGGATCGAAGAACTGGAACGAAAGTTCGAAACCGCTGAGCGTGAACGCATCCGCAGCAATGTGGCGCGCGAAACGAAAGTCGACCCGGAGTTCATTCATGGCGACACCGAAGAAGAGATGCGCGAATCCGCCGACCGGTGGAACGAGTTCGTCAACAAGCGGATCGAAGAAGCGCTGAAGGCAAAGTTGGCGTCGTCGGCCGTGCCGACGTCGGAAGTCACATCAGACAAGAAGGTTGAAGGCCCGAAGCCTCTCACCCCCGCCGAGTACGCGGCGCTGCCGCCTGCCGAGCGGAAGAAAGCGCGCGAAGAGGGCCGCCTCGACAGCTATCTACGTGGAGAACTCCACTAACACAGAAGGGAGCCAAAAATGGCTTTCAACAACTTCATTCCCGAACTCTGGTCGGACATGCTCCAGGAGGAGTGGACCGCCCAGACCGTTTTCGCCAACCTCGTCAACCGCGAGTACGAAGGCACCGCAAGCAAGGGCAACGTGGTCCACATCGCGGGCGTGGTGGCACCTACCGTCAAGGACTACAAGGCCGCTGGCCGGCAGACCTCGGCGGACGCGATTTCCGACACCGGCGTCGATCTGCTCATCGATCAGGAAAAGTCGATCGACTTCCTCGTCGATGACATCGACCGTGTTCAGGTCGCCGGGTCGCTGGAGGCCTACACCCGTGCTGGTGCCACGGCCCTGGCCACCGACACCGACAAGTTCATCGCTGACATGCTGGTGGACAACGGGACCGCGCTTACCGGTTCGGCGCCTACGGACGCTGATGATGCGTTCGACCTGATCGCCACGGCGCTCAAGGAGCTGACGAAGGCGAACGTCCCGAACGTGGGGCGTGTCGTTGTCGTGAACGCGGAGATGGCGTTCTGGCTGCGGTCGTCCGGGTCGAAGCTGACCAGTGCAGACACCTCCGGCGACGCTGCTGGTCTGCGCGCGGGCACCATCGGGAACCTCTTGGGCGCCCGGATCGTGGAGTCGAACAACCTGCGGGACACCGACGATGAGCAGTTCGTCGCGTTCCATCCGTCGGCGGCGGCGTATGTGTCGCAGATCGACACCGTTGAGGCTCTGCGGGATCAGGACAGCTTCTCTGACCGGATCCGTGCTCTGCATGTGTACGGCGGCAAGGTTGTTCGCCCGACTGGTGTGGTCGTCTTCAATAAGACGGGCAGCTAGCCACAGCGATGTTGCTTGCTACCGCCGATGACGTTGCTGCGGCGCTCGGATTGCCGAGCGCCGCAGCGCTCACACCGGAGCAGTCTTCCCGTGTGGATGGCGTGCTGGGCCGTGTCAGTGACACCTTCCAGCGCGTCACCGGGCGGGTGTTCACCACCGGGGCCACTCAGGTGCGGGCGCAGGTCGTCAATGGGCGCGTGTGGCTGCCTGGCGTGGTGGATAAAGTAGAAGCAGTCACGCTTACCGGTGGAGAAGAAGTCGACTTCAACCAAGACGGTAACTATGTGGATGTCACCCGAAATGGGTGTTCGCTCGTTACCGGCACAGTGGTGATCGTCGAATATGTTGGCGGAGGTGTGCCCGACTCTGTAACAGAGTTTGTGGCTGCGGTCGCCGCACGCCACCTTACGGTGACGCCGGGTTCGGTTTCATCGCAGGCGGTATCGCTGACGGCAGGGCCGTTCACCCAGCGGAACGCAGAGTGGGTGTCCGGGACGGCAGTGTTCACCCGGGACGAGTTAGAAGATGCGAAACGGTTCGCCAACCCTGCACCTACGGTCACGATTCACCGGCTATGACGTTTCCAACCGCGTACACGGTGACGCACTATCCGCACGTCGGTGACTCGACGGATGGATTGGGGAACACGGTTCCCCAGTTCGGTGCCGGGGTGACTGTTCCGGTCATCCAACTTGCCCCGCATGTGCAGGTGGTGGGGACGTATTCGATTGTGGAAACCGAAACGATCGATGTTGACCTGTACTTGCCGCCCGGTTCACCGGTGAAGGTGAAAGACCGTGTGGGGTACGGGTCAGATGTGTTCGATGTGGTTGCGGTTCGTGACTGGAACATGGGTTTTCACGGTTGGGCGCCGGGTTTGGTGGCAGAACTTCGGAAGGTGTGATGAATCGTGGCTAACGGTCCAACGAGGAAAAACCCTTTGGCGAAGTTCGGTGTGCGGCTGGACGATTTCGACAAACTGCCCGAGGTGAATCAGGGCGTCAACGAGTTCATGGACGAGGTTGTTGCCGCGTGGAAGAACAATTCTCCCGTGGGCACCGGCGCTTACCGTGATTCTGTTCAGGTGACGGAACGGTCCACGAACAAGGGCCGCGGGAAGGTCGGCGCGACTGATCCGCAAGCGCATCTCGTGGAGTTCGGGTCGGCGCACAACGACGAGTACGCGCCGGCGCAGAAGACAGCTAAACAGTTCGGCGGCACCGCGTATGGCGACTGATTCAGCGCCGAGTATCCACCGTGTGTTGGTGGCGTGGCTGTCCCCTTTGGGGAAGGTTTCTACCCGCCGCTTGTCGGGTGATCCGTTGCCGCACCGTGTGGTTCGCCGCGTCGATGGGCGTGACGTTCCCGAGGAAGGCAGCGATGTGGCTGTCGTGTCGGTGCATACGTTCGCCGCGTCTGATGAGGCCGCCGAGAATGAGGCCGAGTTGACGCACCAACGAATGCTGGAGCTCGTCGTTAACCCGCTGACGGAGATACCGGTCGGCGGTGGTGTTGTTGCGCGTATCGACTATGCGCGTGTGCTGATGAAACCGGTCCTCGTCGAGTATGACGACGACGGCCACTTGGTGCGGCATGTGGGCCGCTACGAGATCGGTGTTCAGTACATCTAATTGAAGTTTCAGCCCTGACAAGGGGGCCTGGCGGATAGTGCCGGGTCCCTTTTTGTTCGCCGGAAATTTTCGCAATCCGGTCCCTTATCCAAAATGAGAGGAGCGTCCCTATGACGCAGCCATTGACCGGCACCGACTGGAGCGCCGGCGGATTCACTGACATTCACAAGCCGTTCATCGAGCGTGGCGGGCTGCAGGCGGTGTTCATCCGCGACAATCGCGGTGCCGCGACTGACATGTCGCCGTTCGAGGATGATTGCGTGACGGTGAAGTGGTCGCCGTTCGCGCAGGACGGCAAGCTTCGCGATGACCTGTTCATTCGCCGGAAGGTGAACGGCAAGTACGAGTACAACACTGACCCGAATGAGGGTTGGTGGCACATCGGATGCAACCCCGAAGATGGCGGCGCGGAGCGTGAACCGGATGTCACCTCTGACGATCTGATGGTGTTGCAGTCGAAGTTCCCGGTCGATTCTGAGGTGACGGAAAAGTCGTACTCGGTGCGGTTCGTGGCGCTCGGTACTGCTGATCCGCTGATTCACCGGCTGGAGTCGGAACTTCCGTTGTGCGACAACGCCGGTAATCCGCTGGTGGCTCTTCCCGGTACCCCTGACTACGGTGAGGGTCCGCTGCTGGACGCTGACTCGGCGGAGTACCAGCTGCTGCTGCTGTACGCGCGCCGCACTTCCGGCGGGTTCATTTACCGCGCTGAGGGTTACCCGGCGGTGAAGCTGGACGACCAGGCGTCGAAGCAGCGTTCCAAGACCGACCCGGACACGGCGGACCTGACGTACAAGGTTCTGCCGAACGAGTACTTCATGCGGCCCGACCCGGCGGGAACGATCGCCCTTGTTCCCGGCTACTTCTATGTGTGGATGGGCGGCCCCGGCTGGGCTGAGCAGTACTCGGACGGCAGCTAGCCGGTAAGTCGTCCTGCCGGGTGGGTTGGTTTGGGGCTGGCACCCACCCGGCAGGCACCACACAAAGCCAGCCCAACCCCTCAACCCCGAAGCCCCCCCTTTTTAAGGAAGCCCCTGATGTCTGTGAAGAAACCTGAAAACAATGGTGCCGCCGCGCGTGAACAGGCCACCGAGTTCGACTCACCATTCGCTGATCGTGTCCTTCAGTTCGATGACGGCACCACCATGACGATCCCCCCGCACCCCAACTTGCGGATGCTCGACGACGATGCGCTGGAAGCATACGAGGCGTACCTCGAAGAGATCGAAACCTATGACCGGGAGCCTGACCTGTACATCCCGGAGCAGACCGTGAAGGACCGCGACGGCAACGAGATGGTCCTGCCGGCGGAGACCCGTCCCGGCGCGGTCAAGGGGCCGCCGTATTTCAAGGACGGTAAGCGTGTGTCGCCGCCGCGTGAGGTGCGGATCGTTCAGGTCGTGCTGGGCATGGACAACTACGAGGTGTTGCGGTCGAAGCAGATCAACGGTCGTGCTGCTGGCGCCCGTGATGTGTGGCGGGCGTGGACCGAGCAGGGCTTCACGATCGCGGAACGAGCTGAGTCCGACTCGAAAAGTGATGGAAGCTCAGTGGTTCTGGAGACTGTACCCGAGACAGATAGCGAGTGATCTGCGGCGCTTCTTCGGGTTGAGTGTTTCGGATTGGCATCAGGGCAGGCTGTCCAGTTTGGAGTTGCTGGACCTGTTCGGGGTTCGGTTCGTGGACAATCCTGAAGAACATGTTCGGGAGTTGTATGTGGATTTCGCGCCGGTCAATGGCGCGGTGGCGCGGGCTGTTCGCGGGGGCCGCTGGTCTGAGTCGGAGTTGATAGCGGCGGAAACATACAACGAGATCGCCCGGTTCAGGGCGTCATTCCATGCATCGAAGAGCCGTAAAGCGGCGTATGAGCCGTTCGCTTTCGAGGACCCGGTTGATCGGTTGGAGAAAGCGAAAGCGTCGGTTGAGGCGCACGAGTTGCAGCGTGAGGTTGAGGCCGATCTGTTCGGCTGGTGACGGGAGGTGAGTGTCTGATGCCGATCTACGTGGACATTATTTCTCGTCTTGATGAGCGTGCTGCTGCGGTGGCGGCGAAGAACATTGAGCGTGAGATGGCCGCTGCTGGTGCTCGTGGCGGTTCGGCTGCTGGCCGTGCGATCGGCGAGAACGTCACCAAGGAGGCGGCTGCCGCTGGGCGTAATGCTGGTGAGCAGTTGTCACGTGAGGTTGATCGTGCGACGAAGGCTGCGGGTTCTCGCATTGTGGATGGGTTCGCGGCGAATGGTGTGTCGGCGGGCCGGGGGTTTGGTTCGTCGTTCAGTTCGTCTTTGGTGTCGTCGTTGCCTGTGGCGGGCCGGTTTTCGTCTGCCCTGTCGGGGTATGAGGGTGCGGCGTCGAAGGCTGGCGCGTTGGCTGGCCGCGCGTTGGGTACCGCGTTCACGGCCGCCGCGACAGGCATCATCGGCGCCGCCGGTGTTGCCCTGTTCAAGGGTTTCGACAGGTACAAGTCTCTTGATGCGACGTCGCATCGTCTTGCCGCGATGGGGAACAGCGCCGAGCAGGTTAAGACGATCATGTCGGATATCAACGAGGTGGTTGTTGGTACTCCGATCGCGTTGGATGAGGCGGCGAAAGCGGCTACTCAGTTCCTTGCCGGTGGGGTGAAGCAGGGCCGCCCGTTGCAGGCGGCGTTGACGGCGATCGCGGACGCGGCGGGGGCGTCTGGCCAGAAGTTCGGCGACCTGGCCGTGATTTTCAACCAGGTGTTCAACAAGGGCAAGTTGCAGGCCGAGGAGATGTTGCAGCTCAATGAGCGTGGCATCAATGTTCAGGCGGCGTTGCAGAAAGAGTTCGGCTTGACGAGCGCTGAGATTCAGAAGATGTCGCAGGACGGCACGATTTCGTTCGGCATGCTTGTGCAGGCGATTGAGGGCCAGTTCGGTGGCATGTCGAAGAAGCTGGCCGACACCGTTGACGGTGCCTTGTCGAACATGAACGCTGCTGTGGGTCGTGTTGGGGCGAACTTCATTTCGGCTTTGTTTGGTGACCCGTTGGACACTACTGAGGGTCCTGGGGCGTTGGCGAAGTCGATCAACAACGTGACCGACAAGTTGAATGACTTGAACGCGTGGATCGTTGCCCACAAGGACGACATCAAGCGTGTGTTTGAAGACGCTGTTGATACAGCTCAGGATTTGTGGAATACGATCCGCAAGGTCGTAGATGTCCTCAGCGACATGGGAATCGGCGTGGAGACCGTCGCGGCCGCGTTCATTGCGTGGAAGTCCGTTGGTGTGCTTTCTACGGTGGGGAATCTCGTTACCTCGCTTGCTGGTGCGAACAACCATCTGAAGCGGATGCCTGGTTTGGCTGCTGGCGCGGCTGGGGCGATCCTCGCGTTGGTGCCGGTGATCAATCAGGTGAACGAAGCTATCAAGGACTCTCGGTTTAACGACCCGTACTACAGCGGTCCTGGGGGGCAGTTGACGCCAGCTCAGTGGGAGCGGCAGGCGGCTGATAATCCCGAAGAGTTGCGGCGGCGGCAGGCGTGGATTCGCACCTATCTCGCACCGAAGCTTGGCCCAGACGAGATTTTGATGAACCTGTTGGACGATCCTACAGCGTGGCAGCGGGCCGGTGGTTTCACTGCGCCGTGGGGCGTTCCGGGTCGTCCTGACACTCCTGACTGGCAATCGACGCGTATCGGTGGGGGAAATGGCCCGCATGGTCGGAGGCCTGGTGCCGCTGCGGATGCGGGTCCTGATGGTCCATTGGCTGATTTGTTCCCGGGCGCTGCGGGTAGTGCCGACGGGTCGTCGTCTGCCCCGAAGTTGCCGGATGCACCGGTGTTGCCGTATGACACGACGTTGCCGCCGGGGATTCCTGGCATGCCGCAGGACGCTGCCGTGTTCTCCGCTGAATCGTCGTATCTGGATGCCCGCCACAAACTGGCGGAGAAGCGTGCCCGCGCAGCCCAGTTGGAGCAGTCCACCGAGGCGACTGAAGAGGACCGGCTCAAGGCCCGTAACGATGTGATCGAAGCGGAACGTGACCTTCAGGCCGCCGAGATGCGCATGAGTGATGCGCGGGCGAATCAGTATGAGAAGTTGACGAAGCAAACCGATCAGCATGCCAAGGATTTGGGGCAGATCGGCGCCCAGCTTGATCAGGATTTCGGTATCTCGAAGGGTTTGGCGGGGATCGCGGAGAACATCACGAAGTTTGTGGCGAACCTTGCCGCCGCACCGTTGTTGGGGCAGTTGCAGGCCATTTCGGCGTACAACCCCACTCAGGGCGGTCACGGTTTGATGGGTGTCCTCGGCGCGCAGGGCGTGTTCGGTCCGCAGTACCAAAACAACCAGTACGATCGTGGTTCTTACCAGTCGGCCGGTGCGACCGGTGTGTCGATGACGCCGATCGGTGCCTATCCCGGTGACGCGGCACTGCTCGCCAACGTTCCGGCGGGCCGGTACTCGCAGACCGGAATCGCGGACCTGACCAAGGGCATCGGCGACTGCTCAAGCGCCGTAGAGGATCTCGTCAACATCCTCGACGGCCGCCCCACGGGCGGTCGGTCGTTGGCGACCGGCAATGCCGATCAGTGGCTTTCCGAGCATGGCTTCATCAAGGGCATGGGCGGGCCTGGCGATTTCCGGGTCGGTTTCAACGCCAGCCACATGCAGGCGACGCTGCCTGGCGGCACCCCGTTCAACTGGGGCAGTGACGCGGCAGCGGCGCGGCGTGGTATCGGCGGCACGGGCGCCGACGATCCGGCGTTCACGTCGCATTACTACCGGCCGGTGACGTCGGTTCCTGGCGGGTCGGCGGCGGCGGCGGGTGCTCCGGGGTTGTACAGCCCGCAGAACACCAACCCTGCGTTGAATAACCCGCCGGCTCCGGTGTCGTCGGGTGCGTGGGCGACGAATCCTGCCCCGCTGCCCACCACGGGCGGCGGTGGCGGCCCGATGGCCGCTGGCGCACCGCAAGGCCTGTTCACTGGCGGGCCGACGAACACCACCAACATCGGGGCGAACGTCGCACCGTATGCCGGGTCCGGTTCCGGTGGTATCGGCATGGACGGTGGTGGTGCGCTTGGCATGGCGGTGCAGGCCGGTGGTATGGCGCTGGACGCGATGGCCCCGGGTGCGGGTCAGGCCGCGCAGACTGGGGTGAAGCTGATCAACCGTGCCATCGAGTACGGCGGTCAGGTCGCCGCGATCGGCGCCCAAGGGTTGATGGAAACGTTCTTGCCTACGGGTGGTTCGGATTTGGCGAACAACAACTGGATCACCCGCATTGCGGGTGGTTTGGCGGGTGCGGCCCCGGCGTTGCCGAACCTTGCCGGTCAGGCGTCCCAGCAGCGCAAGGACATCGACCCGCAGGCTGCCGCGCAAGGCCAAGTCGAAACCAAGCAGGGTGACACGAACATCACGGTCAACAACCAGCGTGCCACCGAAGATGGCACCGGCCGCGACATCGCCTATCACCTGCAAAACCAGTACGTCATGCCGGGAGGGTAAATGGCTAAGAAGCATTACCCCGCCACAGATGTAACCCCGCACGGCTGGTACGACCTCGCCAAGGGCGAGAAGCCGATGATGTGGCTCGACGCCTACGACAAGTCGATCACCTTCCACATGATGGGCGGGCTAGCGGTCCCCGACCGGGTTACAGCACCCGAGATGGTGCACCTCACCTCACTCAAGGGCCTGATCCCGCCGTGGAAACACATCGACCAAAAGGGCGCCACCGAGGATGGCATCACCAACATTGATGCTCTCTACGACCCGATCGAAGTCGAGGTCGGGGTGGAATGCCGTGGCCGGTCGCCGAAGTGGACGCGCCGCGTCTACCGCGATCTGGTCGCGTCGATCGACGCGAAGCAGGAATCGACGCTGAACTTCCTCACCCACGACATGGGTCATTGGTGGGCGCCGGTCCGATGGTTCCAAGGCGCGCCGCAAGCACCGTTGGAGATCGGGAAGCGGCAGCGCGAAAGCCTGCGTTTGCGGGCCGATTCGGGGTTCTGGCGTACCTACGACTACACGGCGAGTTTCCAGTTCGAGTACGAGTCGATGACCGACACGTTCAACTACGACACCACGGGCTCGCAGGACCTCGGCGCGGATTGGCCGCTGTACTACGAGGGTGACGGCGGCGGATACATCTACGCCAATGGTGACCAGGCGAGGTGGCGGGACGACCCGGATGATCCGCTGACCACCGAGACCCGAGAAGTGGTGTGCGGCCCGTACAAGGACTTTGACACTGACACCGACAACCAGGTTGTGTCGATGGTGCTTGGTGGGTTTCAGGAGTGGAGCGTCCCTGATAGTGGGGCGAATGACCTGTGGGCGCGCATGGGCCGCGACAGCAACGGCGACTGGGACGGCAACGGTGTCCGCATGAGGGTGCAGGGCAACTGGATCAAACTGTCGAGGTTCAACAACTTCTCGCAGACAGTAATGTTTCAACGCCCCTTGCTGGTGGCTCCGCTGATCGGGGAAAAGTTCACCCTGGTCGCGGGTTATGAGGGTAATCCCCGCATGTTCAAGGTGTTGCGTAACGGGTTGCCGATCCTGTCGCACAAGGAAACCGGCACCGGTAGTGAACTCGGCCCGGACTATCGGGGCATCGGGTTTGGTATGCAGGCCGGTGGCGCGTTGATCACGCAGGCGACACCAGCCCCGGTGCGGAAGATATCCGCCGGCGACAACGCGAATGTCACCCAATCAGGGTTTGTGCCGATGGTCAATGTTGGTGACCAGCCGATGTATTGGGATGCCACGGTGTTCGGTCCTGGCACGTTCCGGTTGTACGACGGTCCCGGTTCGGATGAGTATGTGGAGTTCGGCCCGCTGCTGCCGAATCAGATTGTGTTCCTACGTACCGACCCGCGCTCACAGACGACGTTGGTACAGGATTTGACGTCGGTTCCGCCGTCGCCGCAGGAGCTGAACATCTTCCAACAGGCGGTGAAGACACTGCTGACGTTCTTCTCGGAACGGAACGCATTCACCGATCAGATCGGTTCAATGTTCGGGATTGTTCCCCCGCAGGGCAACTTCTACAAGTACCTGTCGGGCCGGTTCAGTGAGAACGCGGCGATCCCCGCGAAGTCGCCTGGCGAACCGGCGCAGCAGTTCTTTGTGAAGACAGAAATTGTTGGTGGCAACGCTGACTCGAAGGTGATTCTTTCGGGGACGCCGTTGCGCCGCTACCCGATGTAGCCCCTGGAGTGGCAAGCCCTGGCCGATACCTCGGTGAGGGGTGAATTTGTGGCGCGCCTGTGAACCAGGAAAGGAGGGGATGACAGTTGTCGAAGTTTGAACGCGAAACCGCCGCATGGCAATCCGCCCTCCAGTCCGGCGACCCCAACAGGATCGCACGAACCGCGCGGGCGTTGACAGAACGCAAATCGAAGGTAGACACGTCGTTCCGGTTCACGGTATGCGACAAGTTTTGGCAGCCGATGGGCGCGGTTGGTGGCGATTTGATCGAGGCGTCGGGTGCTGACCCGCGCAATGATGTGGAAACAGGGCGGATCGTACTCAAAGGGAACAGCCCTCTCATCCCTTTGTTCATGGACTGCAAAAAGACGATGGTAGGTGTCATCGTCGAGACCGCTGGTTTGCGGTATGCGTTCTACACGAAGAACCACACCTTCGAGTACCGTGACAGCGCATGGACCGGCACCGCTGAACTGCGCGGTATCCGCGACCTCCTCAATTACTACGTGATTTGGCCGTCGTGGTGGCTGCCGATTCAGGCACAGCCGTTCTCGCACGCGGTCTTCGTGTGGGCGTTGCAAACCGTCGTGGAGAACATGGTCGCAGAATGCGCTCTGCGGTTGCAGTCCGGGTGGCTGGAGTTCATCAACAACGGCCTGTCGTTAAATCCGGATATCCGGGCGTGGTTCGGCACCGTGCTGCAAGCCCTGTCGCGTGACGGGTTGTCGGTGCAGGCGTTCACACGCATGCTGCGAACCCCGGTGTATGTGTCACGCACCAATCCACTGCTGGACACGTCGCCGATGGTCGCTCGCACAGTGCGGATGGAAACCGTTCAGGCCGTCATCAAGGACGTTACCCAATCGTACGGTGTGGATACCCGCATGGATTTGTGGCTTCCAGGTGATCCGCAGCCTGACAGGTGGGCGAACCTGGACCAGCCTACCTACGTGTTTTCCACAGTGGACCGGTCGCAGATCACTGGCCCGACGAAAACCGTGCTCGATTCGGTGCTGCGCACCACGATTGACCTTGGCGGGTCGCTGGGGGACATCTTCAAACCTGTCATCAAGCAGGTTCCCGGCATGGACGGCGTGTTTTATGCGCCCGCGTTGGGTGTGGATTTCGAGCAGCCATACGCCTATTTCGTGGCCCCCGAGCCGGGTGAGGACACCGGCATCGATGCGTGCACGATCACCGACCACACACCTGAGGGTTGGCAGCACATCATTGGTGGCCGTTCCCCAAAGTGGTTGAACGACTTAATGAATGCCACCTTCGCATGGCTAATCGACTCGCTGATGATCGTTGTTGGATTCACCGGCATACCGTCCGATCTGCTGTCGGGGTTCCTGAACAACAGCTTCCTGGCGTTCCAGTTGATTCAGCATTACGACCGCCGTGACGAAGTTGGCCCGTACCATCCGGCGATCGAGCGGTTCTATCCGACAGCCTCAGCGCCGTACAACATCGAAACGGTGTTCGCATTCATCAACGCCTTGTTTGATTCGCAGGGCAAGACGACGGCGACGGTGCAGTTCCGCAACGGTGCCCAGTATGCGTTGGGGCGTGACGTTTTTCGCGGCGGCCTGATGTCGCTGGTGTTCATGTCACGTACCCGAATGGTGACTGACTACATCGAAAACGTCATGTGGCGGGTTACCCAGGATGAGCAGAAGGTTCTCCTGCAAATGGGGGATGGCCGTAAGTCGGAGGCCCCGTTGGCGAAGCATCAGCGGTTCATCACGGGGATTTTTGAAACGTTGTCGGTCCTCACGCTGTCACCGCAGGGATAAGCAGCGGTCGTCCTTTCTCTTTCTGTAACTCGCCCAATGTGAATGGAGCGTGCCTTATGTCGTGGCCCTTGAATCCTGCTGGGACTCACTATTTGTTTGAGGGAATCGTGGAGATCCCTGTCGATCCTACGGCGGGTGCGGCGATCCTCCAGTTGCGTCCGCAGGGCGGTATCGGTGTTGGTGTGCCTGCGATCGAGAAGGGTGATCCGGGTGTGCCGGCCACGTTCGATGCGACGGTGAATCTGACGGAGCTGGACCCGGACGATCCGACTCCGGCGGAGGCGTCGTTCACTGAGATCACGCCACCTGGAACATCCACGCCGGGTGTGTACCGGTTGAACCTGGCGCTGCACGCGGGCGCGAAGGGCGCGGATGGTGAGGCGGTGTGGGACCCGACGGATGTTGATCCGTCGCCGGTTGCGGGTCAGGTGCCGGTGGTGAATTCGACTGCTGATGGGTTTGTGTTGGCCGCGCAGCGTGTGGGGGACCGGTATGTTCCGGCGTCGATCAACAACACTGCATCGGGTAACGCGAACTCGACTTTGGCTCAGGTGTCGATCCCGGCGCAGCCGTTTGATTGGCGGCCGCGTGTGCAGGGGTACACGGTGGTCACCGGTGAGGGTGCGGATGTTCGGGTTGATTTGGTGGCCCGGTTGAACGGTGAGACCGGCGGCAACGTGATTGGCCGGTGTCCTGGTGTGGCGCAATCGGAGCGGCTGACGCTTGTTTCGGGACCTGCGGCGGGTTCATCGGATGGGTTTGACCGTGTGACGGCCGGTACACCGGCGACGATCTATTTCCGGTGTGAACGTCAGGCGGGGTCGGTGACGTATACGACTTCTGCTTCTACGTCGATGTTTTCGGTTGAGGTCTTGCCGCTGTCATGACTGATTCGTTTGATCCGCTGCCTAAGTGGGCGCACGCGGTTCCGTCGGAGCCGGGTATTCACCCTGAGCAGTCAGCTCAGCAGTGGTTGCGTCCGTTCACTGTTCAGCAGCTGCTTGAGATTGGTGAGCAGTTCATTGAACAGTTCTTGGCGTGGGTGGTGCGCGCAGTCGCTGGGGTGTTCATCCCTGGGGAGGCGTCGTTCGACCAGCTGCGTGATTGGGCATTGAACATCCCCATCCTCGGGGACATCATCGAGGCGATCACGGGTCTTGTTGGTGGCGGGATTGAGGAACTGACCCAGTTCTTCACGAACATCCGGAATTTCTTCCAGTCGATCAACTTCAACGATCCGAGCTTTAACCCCATCCAGGCTGCGGTGCAGCTGGTGAACATCATCATTGCGCCGCTGCGGAATCTGCTGCCCAGTCTGTTGACGATCCTGCCTATCGGTGGCATCTCGAATCAGACGCCGAACATTCTGCCCGCACCGAAGTTCCCTGAGGGGTCGGTCGGTAGCAATGCGGATTGGGTGGTGGACCCGTCGCATTCGCGTAGCGGTGACGGTACGGGCGCGGGGAAGGTTATTGCCGACGGCACGTTGAAGGCGCTGCGTTCGGGCCAGAATGCGGGGGATTTCTTCGCGGTCAGCGAGGGCCAGACAATCACTGCCCGGGTGTTTGTGTCGCATGAGGGGTATGTGGGTACCGGCGCGCCGATCCGGTTGCAGGTGGTGCCGTACATCGACGGCGTTGCACAGGCCCCTGTGGATTTGAACGCGTACGCCCCGCAGGATCAAGATTTGGCGTGGCCCGGTAAGGAGTTGTCAGGGGAGTATCGGGTACCCGCCGGGGTGACTGGTGTGCAAACCCGGTTCGTGGTGACCGAAGACGCCACTGCGGGCACGTTCTGGTGGGATGACGCCGAGGTCAAGCAGACCGGCGTTATTCAGCAGTCGTGGGTCGAGGGTCTTCCGGAGATTCTGCAAACCTTGTTGGCCCGGGTGCAGTTGACGATTGACACGGTGGTGTCGGCGATCCGCGGCGGCGTGCAGACCGTTGAGAACACGCTGGAGGATTTGTTCGACGCTTTGCGCAACATCTCCCCCGAGTCGATCGCCGGCATGCTGGGGCCAGAGAATCTGCGGGAAACCATCGAGAACATCGTCAACAGCATTGTCGGTGGCCTGGTAGGCCTTCCGGGTATTGGTGCGGGCATCGCGGACCTGTTCAACGTGTTGCAGGAGATCGCCTCGCGTGCCAGCTTGGGGTTGTTCTCGTGGGACATCCTTGGCATCAGGACCAACAAGCCCGTCGATAGTGGTTTGTTGCCGTCGGAGCGGTCCAACTTCCCGCTGTCGAATGTCACGACGTGGCTGGAGGCCACGCAGGGCAATTCGCTCATCGGCGTTGACTTGATTGAAGAGTCGATGCCGCTGGGCGTGGTGTCGTGGATCGGCTACGGCCTTTCAGGGATCACCGAGTTCTACGTCAACATCTGGAAGGTCGACTTGACGTCGGGCGACTGGACGCTGGTGCACCATTCCCCGAACATCGTGGGGCTTTTGGGCGGCACGGCCGCGCCCGGGGAGTTCATCTCCTACGAGCTGGATGACCCGGTTCCCGTGGTGGCGTCTGAGGCGTACGCCTATGAGCTTGTCCCGGTGGGCGGTACGCATTATGTGCGTGGCCGTGTGGCGGACTTGCCGAATCATCCGACGTCGCAGATTGTGTCGCTGGCGGCCACCAGAAACAACACGTCGCCGGATAGCCCGCCGTCGTCGATTGTGAAGGCGTCGGTGACCCGCTCGGGCGATGTGCCGTGGGTGAGTATCGCCGTGGATACGGGTTCCGGCGGTGATCACCACGACCCGATGAAAATCTATCTTGGTACCGCGGCCACGGTGTTCCCGGTGCCGAACTGGGTGAACTACATCGACCCGGTTGCGGTCGGTGGCGGTGGTGGTGGCGCGCAGGGCTGGGCGTTGGGCATCAACGGTCAGGCAGGCCAGCCCGGGAAGTTCAACGCCACCACATGGGTGCGCGGTGAGCATTTCGGCGACAACGCCATCATCACCCTCGACCCGGGCGCTGGTGGCGTGGGCGGTCCGGGTGACGGCGCGGCCGGCGGTAACACCACGTTGTCTATCTCCACGCCCGGGGGTGACACGTATTCCATTGTCGCCGAGGGCGGCTCGGCGGGTACCACTGAAGGATTTCTGTCGAAACCTGTTGGCCGAGGCCCGGGCACGTTCACGTTCAACGAGCAGGACTATGTGGGCGGCGTTGACCAGAAGGTCATGGGCGGCCACGGTGCGCCCGCTGGTGGTGCCGGTAACGGCGGCAAGGGCTCGTTGGCGGCCTTTCAGTCCGGCGGAAATGGCGCTCCTGGTGGCGGCTGGGTGTTCTTCCGGCCCGACCCGCTGCCTGACCCTGACCCGGATTTGACGCCCCCCACTGCTCCGACGTTGGTGGAGCTGGTCGATTCAACTTTCAGCACTATCACGATCACGTGGTCTGGAGCTACTGACGTATGACAATCAAAGGCTATTTCGTTTACGCGAAAGAGAAAGACGCCCCTGGTGATTTTGTTCAGTTGAATCCCGACCCGGTGCTGCCGCCGTATGGGACGAACGGTTTGAAGTCGAACACCACCTACGAGTTCTATGTGAAGACGGTGGACAACGCTGGCTGGTTGTCGGACCCGTCGGATACCTACGAGTTCACCACGCCCGCGCATGCTGCGGGTGATTTGTTGTCGCCGGAGGATCAGGCGATGGTGGATCTGATTGTGGAGCAGTCCAGGGCGGAAACCGGCCAACCGGGGGTGATGTTGCAGATCACCGGTCCGCGCGGCAATTACGCGAAAGCGTATGGCACCACCGTGGGCGGCACTGTTCGCCCGTTGACGTTGGATGACCACTTCCGCATGGGCAGCTCCACGAAAATGTTCACCGCGATCGCGTTCTTCCAGGCCGTCGACAAGGGGTTGATCACCCTGGATGACACGCTGGAGCAGTACGTTCCGGGCATCCCGAACGGCACGGCGATCACGATGGGCCACATGCTGTCCATGCGGTCCGGGATCGCCGAGTACACGGCGGGTATCAACGCGCTCTGGGTCACGCTGTTCCCCACGTGGCCATGGACGGGCGCGAAGGACTTCCTGTCAACGATGAAGGGGCCGTCAAACTTCTATCCCGGCACCGATTATCTGTACACGAACTCGAATTTCGCCCTGATCGGCATGGTGCTGGAGATCGTTGACCCGGAACACCGGCCGATCAAGCAGATTTTCAAAGAAGACATCATCGACCCGTTGGGGTTGACTGAAACGTCCTGGCCGCCGATCGGTCCAGTTCCACCGCCAGCGTCGATCGCTGACACGTTCAACCCGAACTTCCTCGACGCTGCCGGCGCGTTGGCGACGAACATCAACGACTACACCAAGTTCGCGGAAGCGTTGCGGGACAACGCCATGGGCCTGTCACCGGAGTCGTATGAGGCGTGGCTGTCAACATTCTGGAAGCACTCCACAGGGTGGGACCAGTACGCGAACGGTTTCTACATTCCCTCCGAGTACTACTACGGGTACGGGATAGAGTCGTTCGGTACATGGTTCGGCCATCCCGGTTTGTTCTCGGGTGGCTGGTCGTCCACGCTCTTCTTTGAGCGGGACTCGGGTGCGACATTCACGCTGCACGAGAACTCGAATACCTCCAACCCCCCGGCCGCGGGCTATACCCGCATTTGGGTGCGGGTGGCGGAGTATCTGTATCCGGGGACGATCACGAATGATCAGAATTGGCCGGTTCCGCCTGCCCCGGTGGATCTTGGGTTTGATGTTGTGTCGGCTCCGTTGGCGGGCTTTGGCAGTAAGTCGCTGCAATTCAAAGCCTCTGAGGGTTCGACGGTGTTCGCGGTGGTGGCTTGGGACCGCGCGGGCTCAGCACCGTTGGTCACGTATGGCGGCGCCGGCGGTGTACTTCTCGGGTCCGTTTCGCACAATGGCGATCCGGCGAATGGGGGCCTGGCTATTTTCCGCATGGACAACCCCGGAACTGGTGCGGCACGCACGTTGAAGGTGACCGGTCCGGGTTGGGTTAGCGCCTATGGCATCTCGTTTAAGAATGTGGCGTCGGTGGGTGAACCGAGTTACGCGTATGGCAGTGGCACTGCGCATTCGCAGGCAGTGACGGTGGATAGCGGAAGTGTGGTACTGCAGGTGTTCGGCGCGGGCGCGGGTGGCGGCCCGTCGTATGACCTTGAACAGATCGTGGGCGCCCGGTTGCGCGCCAAGCAGGAGGGCACCAACCCGTTGTTGTGCGTGAACACCACAACCAAGACGGGGACGGTTAACGCAACTTCGACCAAGGCGAATAAGTGGTCGGGCATGGCGGTGAATCTGCAGATTGGGGGATGAGCGTGGCTGTTGGCTGGTGGGCTGAGTCCCACGTCTCGTTCGGCGTCACCCTCACCCCCGAGGTGGGATTCCACTACGGCGGGCCGAAGCTGGAGTTCGGCGTGACCCTCACTCCCGAGGTGGGCATGGCCGCCGTGGCCCACAATCGCGTGGGCTTCGGGCTGTCGGTGCCGATTTCGCTGGGGATGGGGGCGGCCAGCCACAGTAAGGCTTCGTTCGGTCTGGTTCTCACGCCGTATATCGCGATGCGCGGGCCTGCGGCGTTCGAGCCGGTGTTTCCGTCGGAGGATTTGTATCCGTCGGTGTCGCTGTTCCCGACGCCACGCGCGCAGTCTCCCGGATTCGGGTTGTCGTTCACGCCAAGCTTGGGGTTCGAGGCCGCGCCGAAGTTTGCGCGGTCGTTCGGTATCGAACTGGACCCGCAGGTCGGCATGGGTACCGCACTCGGGTTCGCGAAGGGCTTCGGGATCGAACTGTCCCCGCAGGTTGGAATGTCCGGCGCGGAGCGGTATTACCGCGAGTTCGGCATTGAACTCACACTCGCCATCGGCATGGGCGGCGAGGGCAACAACGGCGTGATGGCCCAATACGACGCCATCGGCACAGGGGTCGGCGGGTTCGGTAGCGTCTCCACCTTTTCCTTCACGGCAGCAGCGGGTGCGGACGTATTTGTTGTCATCACCCAGGACCGGTCGGGGGCGTTCTCGGGGTCCGTGTCCTACGGCGGGGTTTCGATGAGCCTAGTGACCTCCGCTACGCACAACAGCAGTGCCGCAAATGGCGGAGTTTCGGTGTACAGGTTAGCTGGGGGCGGCAGCGGATCGGCAGAAACCGTGTCTGTTGCATCCGGAAGTGGCTGGATGATCGTAAACGCGATCTCCTTCACCGATGTGAGGGCGTCAGTATCTTCCAGTGTCAATACGGGTTCGGGGTCTGTCGCATCACAGTCGGTCACACTTTCCGCCCCGGTTGGGCTGCAGGTTTTCTCTGGCGGCAACGGGGGCGGCCCGACGACAACATTCTCTAACTTCACCGGTGTCACAAATCGATACAACATAAAGCAGACCGGCGGCATCTTGGCCATCAACACCGTCTCAACGTCGGGCTCAGTGTCAGCGTCCACGAACAACCCGTGGGCGGCTGTGTTTATAGATCTCTAAAAGGAGGATTCCAATGGGCATTCCCAACGCAACTCACAAAGCAGCATCGGACGCCATCGCCAGTCTCGGTGACTGGATCAGTGTGCATACCGGAGCCGCTGGCACCACCGGGGCGAATGAAGCCACGGGCGGTGGATATGCGCGAGAGCAGACGTCGTGGACGTCAGGCTCCACGGGCACCAACACCGGCGACGAGGTTGAAATCTCCGTGGCAGCAGGCACCTACGTGGAGGGCGGCATCTGGTCGGCCAGCTCGTCGGGCACCTTCGTCGGCTCGGAAGCTTTCGACGACGGCGACGTGGAGGTGTCCGGTACGGGCGCGAGCATCTCCGTGACGCCCCGCATAGTCGCCTGAAATCCTGGATAGGGGAACTGTTTTGAACATCAAAACTGATCATCAGATCGTCGCGTTCGGCAACGACATGATGGGCTTGTTTGACCGTGACGGCACACTGATTGTGCAGGCCGCCCGCGTGGTCGGCGGGTGGGAGGTCACCGCCGAGGGGCAGCCCCCGGCGACCGTGTTGGATCGGTCTTCGGCGATCACCGAAATGATCAACACCGCCCTCGCGGTGCTTCCGGGTGACGGTTATTCGTGCCTGGTGCCGAGGGGTTTACGGGCGCAACCCTAGGAGGGGGTTTGGTATGGCTTATTCGAAGCAGTCGTGGGAGAACGTTCCCTCGACGAACACCCCGTTGTCGGCGGACCGTCTCAACCACATCGAGGACGGTATCGAAGGGGCGCATGAGGGGCTGGACGATAAGGCCGACCTCGCCCACGACCACGTTTTGGCCGATGTTACCGATGTCACCTCTACTGGCGCGGCTATTGCTGGCGCGGCGGATAACGATGCAGCCCTGGAGGCTTTGCAGCCGGAGTTGGACAACAAGATCCACGAGATCGTCGACTACTACGCGACCAACGAGTTGGATGTTCAGGTGGATGCTTCCGATGTGGTGTCGGGCACGCTGAGCATTAATCGCATCCCCGTGGGTAGTAGTGGTTCCACGGTGTGTGTTGGTAATGATTCGCGCCTGTCGGACCAGCGGACACCCTTGGACAACTCGGTGACCCTGGCCAAGATTCAGGACGGTGCGATCACCAACGCGAAGATCAATGCCGGCGCGGCGATTGCGAAATCGAAGCTGGCTTCGGATGTGCAAACCTCACTGGGTAAAGCGGATTCGTCGGTGCAGAAATCCGGCAGCGCGTCCGGGATGTGGATGGGCACCACCCTTCCAGGTACCGGCACGGCGGGTGTGTTGTACGTGGTGGTTCCGTGAAAGTTTGGAACGGCACAGCGTTCGTTGACCCCACCGCGTTCAAGGTGTGGAACGGGTCGGCGTTCGTCAACCCTGAGCTGTACACGTGGAACGGGACCAGCTTTGACAAGGTGTGGCCGTCGTTCGAACCGTTCACGATCTCCAGCGAAGACCCCGGCTACGAGGATCTGATCGACGAGCCGGTACCCGAGGGCGCATCCGGTTGCTGGGTCACCCTTGGCGGTGCGGGCGGCGGCGGCGGCTCCGGCCGCAGATCCAACTCCGGCTACCGCTACGGCGGCGGCGGTGGTGGCGGCGGTGGCTACATCGGCCGCGTCTGGATTCCACGCGCGTCGCTCGGCTCGACGTATACCCTCGTCCGGGGCCTCGGTGGAGCCGGTGGAGCGCGGGCGGCGGGATCGTCCAACGGCAATGACGGCGCTCCCGGTGGCTCGACTGTGTTCTCGTCCGGCAGCGTTTCCCTGACGGCTAGCGGAGGGGCAGCAGGCGCGAGGGGAACTAACTCGTCGTCCAGCGGAAGCGGCGGGGCCGGCGGTACAACCAGCATCTCCGGCATATCCGCAACAGGCTATACAGGTGGCAAAGGCGGCAACGGCGGTAGTAACCCAACTAGCGGGGAGAGCCGTTCAAACGGTGCGGGCGCTGGCGGTCGGGGGGCTGGAGGCGTCCTGTCCAACGACAACAGCATCAGCGGCGGTAGCAACGGAACCAGCTCCGGCCCCGCGGGGAACGGCGGCGGGGGGACCGCCGGAGCCATAAACACGGGCGGATCAAACGCAGGTAGCGGCGGTGACGGCTACGTCATGATCGAGTGGGAATAACTCGCTAACGGTTCGGGTCACCAGCAGCGCGGAGTTGATACACACGCTGCTTGGAAATCTTCAGGGCGCGGCCAATGTCATGCCACGTGATGCCGTGGACAGTCATCGCCTCGTAGACGAGGGCAGCCAGTTCGGCATCAAGCTCGGCGATAGTCGCTGCGCGTTTCTGCCGGTTGGCGATCATGCGGTCGATGATTGTCACATCTAGGAGTGTATCTCAAAGAAACACTTGTGCACGTGGTCAAACGCGGTTAGACTCGCGTTCATCAACTTGAGACACCGCCCGGCGGGGCGAAGGCCTGAGAAACCAACCCCGCCGGACGGCCCACCCCCAACAGGAGGCCCACCAATGCTACGCACCACCACCGCGACTGTCTTCGCAATCGCCGCACTCGCACTCGGAATACCCGCAGTCGCTGATGCCGCACCCGCCCACTGCGCGAATCACGGCACCGGCCACGGGCAGATCTACAAGCACGCATGCGCCACCGGCAGCGGCGGCGCAGGAGCCGACTGGACATACGCCACCCACGCCGACGGCACACCCAAGATGGACGGCACCAAACACATCTACAAGTGCGTACGCCACTGCGGCGGCGGCCGCCACCACGTCGAAACCACCGACACCTGGTGACCCGCCATGAAGATCCACGTTCAATCCCGCGGCCCCGCCGGCTGGAACGCAACAGTCCTCTTCACCACAGGAACCGTCCTGACTGTCGCTGACGACCAAGGTCGCAGGCACCTGATCGACACGTCCCGCGTCAAGGTAAGGAGACTGTCATGACCAAGCCCCTGCCAAGCAGGTGCACTGTGAAACGCATAGCCGGGGCCCTCGGAACCGGACTCCTCGGAGGCATCGCACTCACCAGTGTCCTGTCCTGGATGTTCGCCACAGGCAACCCCGCCATCGACTTCTTCATCGAACGCGACACCCTGTTCTACTTCTAAACCCACCCCAGAAAAAGCCCCGCCACCCACTTGGTGCGCGGGGTTTTTCTATGCCGCCTATGCCCAAACCGCGGCTGCGCGACGGTCGCAGGCCTCTAGGCGCCCGAAAGGAACCCCGACATGGACCGTCTCGGAATCATCCTGCTCAAATTGCTCGGACCACTCGCCGACAGGATCGCTGACCGAATCGCCGACAGGATCACCGAGAACCTGCCCGATCTGTCCGATTTGGATGATCAGATCGTCGCGAAACTCCCCGACCTGACCAACCTGCCAGCGCAAGTCATGGACATCATCGACGGCGCGCTGCGCTCCATCCCCGTCCTCGGCGGAATCCTCGGGAGCAAACGGTGACCACAAAAGATCAAGTCGCCCAAATCACCATCGCCGAAGCCAAGGCGCGCAGCTACACCCGCAGCGAATGCCTGGCGATCATGTCCACCTTCTACCAAGAGTCCGGCTGGAACGACACCATCTGGGACCCGACCCACACCACCTACGGCATTGCCCAACAGGACGGCTCCTACCCACACCGCTTCGACGGTGCCGCAGCCCAAATCAAAGGCTTCTTCGACAAGCTCGACGTGTGGCGCGCCAAACCCGGTGCCAGCACCGATATATGGCTGAACATCTGCTGGATGCAGCAGGCCCCCAACTGGCCCAGCGCTGACTACTGGTACGCCAACGGCCGCCGCGCCTACCTCACCGAAATCAAGTCACGCATCGCCACCGTCACCCCATACCTCGACAAGTACTGGCCCGCCGATGGAGGTACCGCCGTGCCCGACGAACCACGCCCCGACTTCAACGAGTTTCCGATCTGGTCGAACAACAACAGCGCCCGCAGCGGCAAGCCGACCATGTTCCTGATCCACACCCAAGAAGGCGGCGGCGGGGACGCTGCCGCCGAGAACCTGGCGAAGTGGTTCCAGAACGGCAACGGCGTCTCGTACCACTACACGATCTCCCAAGCGTCCGATGGTGGTGTGACGGTGGTCGATTGCGTCGACACTGACCGCGCCGCCTGGTCTGTGGGCAACGCCAACAGCATCAGCATCAACCTGTGCTTCGCGGGGTCGCGAGCATCCTGGATGCGGGATCAGTGGATGAAGCAGTCCAACGCAATCGACGTCGCAGCCTACCTCGCGGTGCAGGACGCGAAGAAGTACGGCTTCGAACCACTCGTGGTTCCCCCGCCATACACAAACGGCCGCCCGGGCATCTCGGATCACCGCTGGGTGACCGACGTGTTCAAGTGGGGCACCCACACCGATGTTGGTGCCAACTTCCCGTGGGACTACTTCACCGAACGGGTCAACCACTGGGCGGCTGGCGGCAAGACCGAACCCGAACCGCCGAAGGTGAAGCACTTCCCCGACGACTGGACCGATCGCGAACTCGCCGTGGAGACCTTGCGTCAGCAGCGCGGCTACACCCTGAACGGCTGGCCGCAGCTCGGCGGCCGCACAGTGGTGGACGTACTGGGCGCGATCGGAGCGAAGCTCGGCGTCGAAGGCTGCTACGACGTCAAGGACAAATCCTGATGCGCATCGACGGCCAATATGTCGGCCTCGGACCAGGGGACAGCTCCGACGAAATCCGCAAGATCAAAGCGTTCATGCGACGCAAGTTCGCCTCCTACGCGAGCGATTTGGCCGACACCCCGCTCTACGACGAGCAGATGACCGCCGCAGTCGCCGAAATGCAGGCCCGCTACAACACGGCAGGCCAGCTCGCGTCCGGCCTGTACATCCCCGGAATCATCAACGCCGAAACCAAGTACGTCATGGGCTACCTACCGCGCCCCGTCGTGGACACCCGTCCCGTGCTGATCACCGTGTGCGGCACCGGTGTTCCCTGGTGGATCGGCCCCGACGCCGACACCGCCCGCGCCGTCGAAGACAAATACCTGTGGCAACCCATCGGCTACCCAGCAGCACCATTCCCGATGGGCAAATCCATCACCGCCGCCATCACCGAAACCCACAACCAAGCTAACCGGTGGCGCCAACGCATCGAAACCCACGGTGCCGCGCTAGCAGGCTACTCCCAAGGCGCGGTAGTGGTTTCCGAACTGTGGATGAACCACATCGCACCCGAAACCGGCTCCCTGCACTGGATGAAACCGCACATCGAGAAAGCCGTGACGTGGGGCAACCCGAACCGCGAACTCGGTCACGTGTGGGCCGACCACGGCGGCTCCCCAATGGCACCATCCAACACCCAAGGCGTCTCATCGAACGGCATGCGTGAAACCCCGCCGTGGTGGCGCGACTACGCACACCAAGGCGACCTGTACGCCTGCACCGAACCCGGTGACACACAAGAGGTCCGCAACGCCATATGGCAGATCGTGCGCGACCTGGACCTGTTCACCGGACCCGATTCGCTACTCGCCCAAGTAATCGAACTTGTGCAGGCACCGCTACCGGAGGCGATCGCGATCACCAAGGCACTGTTGGACGCCGGCATGTTCTTCGCGAAACGCACCGGCCCGCACGTGGACTACAACGTCCAGCCTGCCATCGACTACCTACGCACATAACGGGAGGACCACCTGATGTTGACACGTTCGTTTTGGATCGACGCCGCCGAACGCGCGGCCCGCACGTTCGCCCAAACCGCGATCGCCACACTCGGCGCGGGCGCGGTTGACCTACTCGCCACCGATTGGGTGTCGGTGCTGTCAGTGTCCGGCGGCGCCGCAGTGGTGTCACTGCTGATGTCTATCGGCGCGGAACGCCGCGGCAACCCCGGAACGGCTTCGGCGACTAGAGCGGTCACCGCCGCATGATCTTGGAGTCGGTGCGCGAAGCAATGGACGCCGCGTACCAGCCAGACGACGGTATCGACCTGATAGGACTGCTCATCATCGGTTTACCTTCCACGATCGCAGCTATCGGAACGGGAATTGTCGGTGTCCTCACTGTTCGAGGGCAACGCAAGGGCCGGGAACGTGCCAGACGGATCGACGCGAAAACCTATGAGATTCACGAGCAGACCGTCAACACCCATGACACCAACATGCGCGACGACCTCGACGAGATACGCGATCTGGTGCGGGACGGATTCAAACAGATTCAACGGGACATCGGAGGGTTAAGGGAGGAACTGCGAACCGAACGCCTCGAACGCATCGAAGGCGACAAGCGACGCGACCGGTGAAACACCAGGAAAGGGAACACCAAATGTCACTCTTGGCCGATCTTGCAGGTTTGGAGCCCCGCACCTGCCCCGCATGTGACTGGGTTGGTGCCCGGTCGAAACAGGAACGTGCAGAGATCAAATCCTCGTTGGAGTCCGCGAAACGCGGCGACGTCAGGTTCACCGACATACTGCGGGTCCTCGTCAAACACGGCATGCCAGACATGAATCCAACAGCGTGGCGGCACCACGCGAGGAACCATCATGTCCCTGACTAGCGACCTGCGGCAGGTGCGCATCGCCGAAGGTGTGCGCAACAAAATCCTGATCCTCGACGTTGAACGGCTCCCCGGAATCACCGAACAATACTGGTGGGGCAGGGGAGACCTGAAGAACCGGTACGTGCAGTACGAGACGGTGACCCGCATGCCGCGAACCACGATTGTGTGCGCCAAGTGGTATGACCAGCCCGAGGTTATCCAGCTCGCCGAATGGGACAAAGGTGGACGCAAACGGTTCCTGCGGCGCGTCCACAACCTGCTATCCCAAGCGGATATCGTCGTCGGCCACTACATCGACGAGGCGGATGTGCCGTGGCTGAAGGGTGATCTGCATTTGGAGGCCGGGTTACCTCCGCTGCCTCCGTTCAAAACCGTTGACACGTTGAAGGTGCTGCGCCGCGAGTTCAAATCCGGTGCCCCATTCAAAGGTTTGGACGCGTTCTGTCAGATCGTTGGCCTGCCCGCCAAAACTGACCGCTACGACCGGGGCGCGATGGAACGCGCCGTGACAGGGAAGAGCGCCGCGGATCGGGAACGCTTGGTGTCGTACTGCGCTGGCGATGTGGTAGCCACGCAGGGGTTGTACGACTTCCTGCGGCCACACATCAAAAACCATCCCGCACTGTTCGTTGACGGCGAGGACAAGCTGATGGTGTGCAACCGGTGCGGTGGTGAAACGGTGGTGATCCCGCGGCGGTACGTGGCGAACGTGTTGACGTACACGATGCGCCGCTGCACCAACTGCGGGGCGCATTCACGACTGTCCATCGAGCCGGAACGCATGAGCGCCGTGAGAGGGGTGTGATCGGTGAACGTTCGAGTGTGCACGTTCCTGGACCACAGTGTGACGGTGGGATTCCTGTGGGACGCGCTCAAAACGTGGGTGCGACTGTGAGGCCGGCCGATCCTGTCCGGGCTGCGATCCAAGAGAGTTTGGATGCGCAGGGCGACGGCTGGCAGGTAGCCCACTATGTGGCGGTTGTCGGACTGGAACGCATCACCGGTGACCGGATGGACTTGGGTGCGACGACGATCATCACACCGGTAGGCCAGCCCGACTATCTGACGGAGGGCCTGGTGAATCGTTACTGGGACGAATCGGATGATGAGTGATCCGCAGTTGGAGTTGTGGCGGTCGGTGTGGCTGGCGGTCGTCGCGGGGATGATCGTCGCGCTGCTGGTTCACGTCCTGGCTTAATCAACGCCTCGTGAAGCATCAGGCTTCAGGAGGCGCCTCACTCAGCATGGCTATATCGTTCGGAGGCATCCAGGTTTTGGCATGTGTGGTGCACTGGGGGAAGTGTGTCGATCACTGTCTCCCCGTCTTTGAACGGTTGACCGCACCGGCCGCAACGATCATCGGTGTTCATCAGTTGCACATCTCGCATCCGTGGCCGGTCGGGTAGGTGTCTGATTCACCTATGTGGCTCAGGTTCCGACTGCCAGTGGGCTGCGTCAACGCGACCTCAACAGAACCACAAGCGGTGCACATGCCGTAGACGGCGTCACCGTTGAAGGCCATGTTCATTGCTCCTTGAGCCATCGTTGGATTGTGTTGGTTGATTTCCCGGTGAGTACGGCTATCTCCCGGACAGAACCACCAGCAGCAGACGCCTCGATCACTTCCTGGCGGAGCTTCTCGTCCGATCGTGCCGACGCACGAGCTGCCTTCACAAGACGGCTACGGTTCGGCTCCGGCACCACACCACGAGCACGCGCCACTTACTTCACCAGATCCTTGTCGTAATACTTCTCGATGGCGGCGTTGTGCTTGTCGTGAATCCACTCGCCCATGAAGGTCTCGTGCCACAGCCCGTTATCTAGATCACACCACCCGAAGGTGAGCGGGAAGGCGGCAGACAAGATCTCCTCGATAAAGCACCAGGGCGAAAAGGGCTTGCAGGCGCTAAGGGTCCAGAGCGGGAATGGCAAGCCTAGCCACCAACTCCGGAGGCGAGATTTCATGACGCGCTGACCTTGCCGTGGAAGAATTCCCGCCATTGCGACTCGCAGTAGGTGCTACTCCAGCCACAGTGACCATTGCACTCCCGGTCGTGCGGCTCGTCGCGATCGATCGAAGCCAGTCCCGTTGCTGGGTGGTGATGGGATTTCGGGTTCCGGTCATGCCCAGGCATCATGCGTCAATCGTAGCATCATCGCAACGTTTGATAGGGGTGATCAGATACCCGATTCACACGTTGGCTGGCTTGTACTCCCCGTACACCCCACGCGGATCCCCCGCCAACACCCACGCTTTATGCCCTCGGTGGGGAGTGAAATCCCCTCTAGGGTTACCTTTAGGGTGATCCCCTGCGAGGCTTATGGCCTCTGACCTGTGCGCCGTGAGGGTTTCGAACCCCCGACCCGCTGATTAAGAGTCAGCGGTTGATAGGCTGCATACCAGGAGAAACGTTGTCAAACCCGCAGGTAGACACCCGATACTGCGCAATTCTGCGTAATGCTGCGCAGCACCGTAGGGTGAACCGTAGGGTGACCCCCTGGGAGGGAAACGATGGCAACTAAGAAACGCAGAACCCGCGGAGACGGAGCGTTCTTCCAACGCGCCGACGGCAAATGGATGGGACGAGTAGAACTACCCCCCGACCGCAACGGCAACCGCCGCTACAAATGGGTGTCCTCCGTGGACCGCAACACCGCCATGGCCAAACTCAAACAACTCCGCCGCGACGTCGAAGAGGGCCGCATCGCCACCACCTCATCCACAACTGTGGAGAAGTGGATGCTGCACTGGATCGACAACATCCACGCCAAACGTAAAGTCCGCCCCGGCGTCCTCAACGACTACCGGGCCGCCATCCACAACCACATCAACCCGATCCTCGGCGCGAAACGCATCGACAAACTCACCCCGCAGCATGTGCGAGACCTGCACTCCGAGATCGGGGCCTCCCGCACCGCCGAGCTGGTCCATGTCATCGTCCAGAAAGCCCTGGACGATGCGGTAGCGGAGGGTGTGGCGACCAGGAATGTGGCCGCATTGGTCGACAAACCTGAGTACCGGAAGAAGAAACGCAACGGCTTCCCGGCGGACGTGGCGCAGCACATCATCCACACCGCGTTCCAGGTGTGCGACGAACCGGATGCGGTGCGGATCGCCGCCGGTTTCCTGACGGGCGCCCGCCGTGGGGAACTCCTCGGCCTGCGCTGGCCCTACGTCGACAACCCCGCTCAGGGATGGATCACCATCGCTTGGCAGTTGCAATCGGAAACCCGCGTCCACGGCTGTGGGGATCCTCTACCTGAACCGTCACCGCTGTCCCGGCCCGACCGTATGCCAAAGAAACCCCCGTACTGGCCTTGCGGGAAGACACGGGCATGGGCATGCCCGCAGTCCCGGTGGGACCTGCCGGCGCATTTCGAGTACCAGGAATGTGAGGGGTCGTTGTTGTTCACCCGGCCGAAGACGGACGCTGGTTGGCGTGAGGTGCCGTTGTTGCCGCCGTTGTATGTGGCGATGCAGAAACTCCGCACCGACAATCCGCACGGCTTGGTGTGGCACAAGGATGGGAAGCCGATCGATCCCCGTTCGGACTACGACGTGTGGCGTGGCGTGTTCCGCGCTGCTGGGGTGATCGGTCCAACCGAGTCGTTGCCGCCGCACAACTCGCGGCACACCACGTCGACATTGCTGCGCGCATCGGGTGTGGATGAGCAAACGCGTATGGAGATCTTGGGTCATGCGAGTGTGGATGCGCAGCGGATCTATGCGCATGCGGACCGGGCGAGGCATCTGGAGGCCATGCAGGGGCTGTCCGAACTGCTCCCATCGACGTTTGCGTAAGGCGACCGACTTGTAAATGCGCCCTGCCGAGGGATTCACCATCCCCGGCAGGGCGCTTTTTTTGCGTTCTGGCGGGTGGTCACTCCGTCATGGTCCAAGTTCCGCAGCCGCTCGTGCGGAACACGATGCGATGATCCCCGTTGATTGTGCCGGTCCACGACGCGACACCATCGGGTTGGATGTTCGCGCGGACAGTGCCGGATGGTGCTTCACCTTCGCGGAGTGTTTCGCCGCCGCGGTAGTCGGCGATGCTGACGACCGCCCACGTGCAGCCGGGGGAGCTGGGTGGGATGGTGGCGGTGTAGGTGCCCCAGTCGTATCCGTCTGCGCCGCCCATGTTGTGGGTGCCGTCGCCGGGGATGGTGCGGTACGGGTTGGGCCGTGTAGTGGTGGTGGTTGGTGTGGTGGTTTGTGATGCGCTTCTGTCGTCGTCGTCGTTGTTGCGTGCGGAGACGATGCCTACGACGGCGAGCACAGCGAGCGCGGTGACCATCACCTTCCCTGGTGACAGATCATTGGTGGTCATCCGGTAGTAGGTCTTTCTGTGTTGGTGGCTAACTTTCGCGCACTGGCGTTATCTGATCGTGACATTCCCATGTTTGGGCTTCCTGTGTCGATTTTGGCAATGATCCGTTAGCGTCTACGCATCCGGTTGCGAGGGGTGACCGGTGCTGGTGATTTCGGTAGGTGCAGCACATGTTTGATGACGAACTCGACACTCTGCTGGTGCGGATTTTGAACGCGATGGACGAGTGTCCGCCAACAACATGGACGTTGCGCCGGGCACGTCTAGTCCTTGCGGCGTTGACGTGCCCGGACGCTCCTGGCGATGTGGTCGCGAATCTCCGCCCCGGCTGTTTCGCCGGTCCGAGGTTGGCGCGGCTGCGTCGTGTCACTGGTCGTGGCGTCTAGGTCGCCCTCCTGGTCTTGACGCGCTTCGCGCGGTGTTCGCGTCGTCTGCGTAGTTTCCATGACATTTCGTGCCTCCTTTAGTCGTCGCCGGACTTCGGCGAGAAGTTCGTCGTCTGAGTAGCGGACTATCGCCGGCTCGGGTAGCGGCGGCGGAATGTCTGACTGTTGAAATCCGGCTATCGCCAGAGCTTCGTTGACATCCCATTGGACAGCTCGGGCAGCGGCGGCCACGGTGGATGCGGTCGTTCCGATTGGGATCAGTGTCCCTTTGTTGATCTGCCACCCCGTTTCCAGTTGCTTCCACCGTCCTGCGCTGACGGCGGGCTTGTCGCTGCCTGGTGGCGTTGTGCGCCGTGAGGCTTCGCGCTGAGATAGCCCGACGCGCTCTCTGTGCCGCTTGAGTTCTGGCCCGAATGGCCAGTCTTCGCGGTGTTCCTTGTTCTCGTTCACGCCTACATGTTCGCGTGCAAACAGGTGCAAAGTCCACTGCTTGCACAACCCTGATTCTTTGCAGTTACGCGCTTGTAGTTTTCGAACATTGCAGGTCACAGCATTGTTGGCGCGAACTGCGCGCGAACTCTTGCGGTTTGCACTTGTTCGCATTACAGTTGGCGGCATGGTCAAACAGTCCTACGGGGTGTGGCAGGAACTCCGGGTCATCCGTGAGCGCACAGGTTGGTCATCCGCCGAACTGTCCCGCGAAAGCGGAGTTTCCGCCCCTTACCTCTCCCAGCTTGAGAACGGTGACCGGTGGCCGAACGCCACCGTCACCAAGAAGCTCGCCGTCGCGCTCAAGGTTCCCGTCTCCGTATTGGAGCGGCCAGCAGAGCAGAAAAACCCCGCCGCATAAAAAGCCCCCACCTGTGTGGAGCAGGTGAGGGCAGAGACAACGAGGAAGAAGCTCGAATGTCTGAACTACAGCGTATCAACCGGGGCGTCTGCCCCACTCCCGGCAAGAAGCAGTACCGCTCTCAAGCCGAAGCGAACCGGTGGCAGCGACAGAAGTACGCCGGCCACGGCAACCGCAAGGAACGCCTCTACGCCTACCAGTGCCCGAGCGGTGAGCACTGGCATCTGACCCACCACACACCCGAGGCGCAGCAGACCGTGTTCGACAAAACCACCGGACAACCAGGACTAGTTCCCACCTCGAATGCGTTCGAGGGCCACAACGTGCGGCACGTGTTCACCGATCAGCCCTACTGGGTTGCCAAGGACGTGTGCGAGGCCGCGGGGATTTCGAAGTACCGCGACGCGATCGTCCAACTGGACGACGACGAAAGGGTGTACCTGTTCGTGGACACCCCTGGCGGACCGCAACGCATGGTCGCGGTCACCGAGGCAGGTGTGTGGTCACTGCTCATGATCAGCCGGTCGCCGAAGGTGAAGCCGTTCAAGCGGTGGATGACGCATGAGGTGTTGCCGTCGATCCGCAAGACCGGCGGGTATTCCGCTGTCGATACGAATATTGCGCTTCCTGACCGCAAGACTCTTGCCCAGTGGGTGGTTGAGGCGGAGACCCGCGCCGAGCTGGCTGAGGCGAAGGCGTTGGAGTTGTCAGTTCCTGCGTCGGCGTGGAATGAGTTGGCCGAGGCATCGGGTGACTACTCGGTGTCGGATGCGTCGAAGGTGCTGTCCCGCGACCCGGCGGTGAACATCAAGGAACGCGCTCTGTTCCAGTACATGTCGAGCATCGGTTGGGTTTTCAAGCGGCAGGGCCGTTGGAAGGCGTACCGCGATCAGTTGGAGACGGGTCGTCTCGCGGAGAAAGTTGCGAAGCCGTTTTGGCATGAATCTCGCGGTGAGTGGGTGAATGGTGAGCCCACGGTGCGGATCACGCCGAAGGGTTTGGCGGAGTTGCATAAGCGTCTCGGTGGTACCGGTCAGCTCGCGTTGGCGGCCGTGTCATGAGCTTCTCTTTCTATGCAGAGCCCAGCCAGATCCTCAAGAGAGGCCATGGTGGTGTGACCGTAGGACTCGGGGAAAACAACGGATCCGAATTGGCCTACTTGTACGTCGGTGATGGATACCGCCACGAGGGTGACGTTCTCCTGGATGCCGATGAACTCACGGATCTGATCGACCAGCTGACCATCATCCGCAACGCGATGAGGGAGACGCGATGACGTTTCATTCACGCCCGAGGCCTCCGATTCAGCATTTCCCGAAGCCGAAGAAACCTTTGTTCCAGTCGAAACCTAAGGATGCGAAATGAGCACTCCCAGATGGGCCACGTTCAAAGAGGCCGCGTCATACCTCCGCCTGAAATCAGACGTGCTGATACGGGAAGCGGTCAAAAACGATGGGTTGAAGGCTTATCCGATCGGTAACGGTCGGGAGGCGCGTGTTGACCTGAATGAGGTTGATGAGTGGATGAAGTCGCGTAGCTATGAGCCGAGGTCCGCGTGAGTACTGAGTTGCAGAGGTATGTCGCAAGTTTGGACGTGTCCGCATGAGTGATGTGGTTGAGCGGGCCAAGAGATCGCTGAACATCTACGAGTACTGCAGAGCGGCTGGCGTTGAGATGGGTGCGTATCCCGACAATCTCGTGCGGGAGCTGGTCGCCGAGGTTGAGCGGCTGCGGGCAGAGAAGCTTGGGCTGGAAATCTCGGAATCCAATCTGCTTGTCGAGCTACGCAACGAGGTTGAGCGTCTGCGTCCCAGGGTGATTGAGACCGTCGAACAACTCGACGCGCTGCCGGAAGGTTCGATCGTCGAGGCAGTTATAGGCGTGCCCGAAGTCAAGTGGGATGGCTGCTGGTATGCGATGACGGCAGATGCATTCGAGCCTGACCTTCCGGCCCACGTGCTTTACATCCCGGAGGTCGGCAAGTGAGTACGTCTGCTCCTAAGCATCGGAGTGTGTGTCAACTGTCGGGTGAAGTGACTCGCCCGTCTGGGTTGTGGAAAGCGTTGGCGGAGTTCGACGCGAAGCGGATGCGTGAGGCTGCGGAGTTGGAGGCGTTGCGTGAAGAGAACGCCCGTCTGCGGTGCCGGCTACAGGAACTGGGGGAGACAGCGTGAGCGATCCAGCAGTAGAAGCCGCAGCGCGTGCGTGGGAATGGTATCCCGTTCCAAAAGACATTCCGCTGGTTGTTCGCTCTGTCCCTCTCGCCGCTGCCCGTGAGGCGTTGAAGCCGATCCGCGAACTACACCACCCAATCGATGAGCACGGCGATTCTGTCGAAGAGTGCAGCGAGTGTAGACACCGTTGGCCCTGCGATACCGCCAAGCTGATTTACACCTCTGAGGAGCTTCAGTGAATCTTGTTGAGCGTTTGAATGCCAGGTTTAACAACGTGATTCATGACGGGCTTGCTTTGGTGGGTGCTGTGGTGGATCCGTGGCTGGCCAAGCTTGAGCGTCAGGCCATGAGCAATGCGTTGGGTCGGGATTTCGGCCTGGACTACGCGGATGGTCTTGCGGCTGCGGAGGCTGAGGAAGAAGTCCACGAACCCGGATTCGCCTCTGTCCGCGGCAATGCCGGCGGCGGCTGCGATGAGGCTGAGGAAGCCGAACTGCTCGACGAGTTCATGGAGTTGGGGGAGTTCCTGGATTCTGCGACCGCGGAAGAACTCGCCGCCATGAGGCAACAGCATGCGGCGGCCGCCGAGTTGGAACGCCATCTGCGTTACTTCACGACCGCGCCCGGCGCGTCCGGGGTGAACCCCGGCGTTGTCGCCCAGTCACTGCTGGAGATCTACCGCATCACCCCGAAGTAAAGGCGGGCCGCCGCCCCATTGCGCGGGACGACGGCCCTAACACCGGAAACAACACAACCAAAAGAAAGGACGCTTCCGATGCTAACCCCAGATTCTAAACCCGCATGGTGGGACCACCACCAAACAAACTGGGCTGACCTGCCCGTCACCACCAATCCACCAATGGCTGACTTGAGCCATCTCCAAGAGTTCGAGGACCTGGCAGCGGCGGTCATGAGTGAACTGGACCGTGTCGGTGGCTGGCCGTTCATACCGCCGTGGCACTGGGAAACGGAGCCGACGATCTGGGAGCAGGTGAACGGCGATGCTGTTGTCGGGTTGCTGCGTGACTACCTCACCGAGGGAGACGCAGCATGAACGCCCGCACCGTCGACCTCTTCATCATCTGGGCAGCAGTCATCGGTGTTCCGCTGGCCCTCGCCAACATGTCATTCGCCCTGTCTGACGATCGATTGGTGGAAGCTTCCATCCACGTCGTCATGGCTTTTATCTCAGCTTTTCTCGGTGTCCGCTCGTTGAGGCGCTTGGGTGGGGGTGAGTGACCAATGGCTCATTGGAAGTATTGGTGGACGATGCCGCTGCTGATCGCTGCGGGCATCATCGGCCCCGGACTCGCCGCACCCAAAGCCCACGCAGACATCACATCCGACGCCTTCATAATGGCACTCGACTCCGAAGGCATCACCTACAGCTCCAAACCTGCCGTCATCAACGCCGGAAAAGCCGTATGCGACGTCCTCGACACCGGCTACACCATGTACGAAGCCTCAGTCTTCGTGTACAACAACTCCAACCTGAACCTGTATGACTCAGGGTATTTCGTGGGTGCCGCAACCGCATCGTTCTGCCCTGAACATTTGAGCGGCACGGGGTGGGTGTGATGCCGAATTCCCCGTTCATTCAGCTGGCTGAAGTTCACACCGACGACTGGCGTTCCCGCGCGATCTGCACCCACAAGGACGGCGACATTTGGTTCCTCAACGAATCCGGCCACTACACCAACGACGCCGCCCGCCGCGTCTGCTGGACCTGCCCCGTGCAGCCGCAGTGCCTCAAATTCGCGTTGCAACACAACGAGGCCGGCGTGTGGGGCGGGTTTTCGGAGAAGGAACGTGCCCGCATCAAGCGTGGCGAGCTGGCACCGGTGAAACCGGCACGGTTCACCGAGAAGGAATGCTTGCAGTGCGGTGAGGTGTTCGAGCCGGTCACCCGCAGGGCACGGTTCTGCTCGCAGAAATGCAAGAAACGCGCCGCGAATGCGTTGCGGTCACAACCGTCCCTGAAGATCTGCACGCAGTGCGGCGGCGAGTTTATGGGCACGTATGCGAAGACCTGCTCGAATGAATGCCGACGGGCGCAGAGGTGGGGCGCGTGAGCATCGACTGGTTCGCCGTGGAATGCGCCGTGAACGGAACTCCCATGCGGCTCAACACCGAAGAGCGCCGAATGCTGGTGCGGCGTCGCCCGAAACTCCCCGAAGTGGAGTTGGCGCGCAGGGCGCACTGCACGGTCCGCACCATCGAACGGGACAGGGCTGAACTGCCTGCAGCAAAGTTGCAATCCTGCCCGGTGTGCGGGGAGGACGCGTGGGTCACGACCGATGGCAACATGGAAGCCCACCCAGACAGGCTGTTTCAGGAATGCCCACTGTCGGAGACGGATTGGGAATCCCGTATCGCTGCAACAGTCATCTGGTTGTCTCGGCGTATCCGTAGCGGTGACTCCCTGCCCGTGTGGGCCTATCTGACAAGCCTCCCGGAAACCGAACGCACTCAACTGTTGATGGCTGCCCTTGCCGGTGTGCCAGATGTTGAGGACCCGTTCGCGTGGATCACAGAACTGGAGTCCGTTGCATGACCCTTCTCGATCTGTCGTTCATGCTCACCGCAGCGGTGGAGGACAAGCATGCGTGGCGTGACCTGGCACGGTGCGCCGAAGTGGACCCCGAAGTGTTTTTCCCCGAGAAGGGTAAAAGCGCGAAGCCAGCTAAACGGATCTGCAGCCGGTGCGAGGTTCGGGTCGAATGCTTGGAGTTCGCGTTGGCGAACCGCGAGAACTACGGGGTGTTCGGGGGGTTGTCGGAGCGGGAACGGCGGCCTCTGCTCAAAGCGATCGATGGTGAGGATCAGGTGGCATGAGCAACGGGAACAGGCTCACCCCAGAGCAGGTGCAGACGATTCTGTTGATGACTCGTGAGGGGTGTTCCGCCAAGCACATTGGGGAAGTGGTGGGTTGTTCGGCTCGGACGGTGGTTCGGGTCCGGGCGGCTGGTGACGCCCGTTTGGCGTCGCCGGATCAGTTTGTTCCGTTGAGCCAGGAGCAGAAAGATTTCGCCCAATATTTGCTTGATGACGGCGCACCCTATAACGAGGTTGCCCGCACGTTGGGTGTGAGCCGGACAACGGTCGAAAAGTATTTCCCTGGTTACGGGTGGTCGAAGAAGCAGGCTGCCGAGTTCAGAGCTCTGGTCAAGAAGTTCCGCTGGTTGGAGGCTTCGTGATGTGCGTGTGCGGCCATAACCGGTCTTTCCACCGCTACGCATTCGACCGCTTCCGCGGCAGGTGGGACACGGGTTGTGACGCCACCAACTACCACGGCCCCGCCGGGCATGAACGCTGCCACTGCACTGAATATCGAGATAAGGACGAAAACTGATGGTTGTTGATACACGGGTGATTACCGCGAGGGACGACGCGAAAGCCGGTGCGGCTGCGCTTGATGACGCGAGGTGTGCTTTGCACGAGCTGTTGAACGAGGGACCGCCACTGCCGTTCCTGGATCGTGAAGCGCTGGAACTCAATTTGGAGGTTGTGTCCAAGGCGTTGTCTCGGGTTGATGCGGTGATCGGTTCGTTGGACCGGTTGGCAGACAGGTGGACAGCATGAGCAACCGAGCCGAAACCGTGCTCACCGACGCGGTGAACGCCTTCTTCAAGCCCACCATCACCGATGAAGGCACAGAGCTGATCGTGCAATCGCTCCTGGAAGCGTTGAAAGCGAACCGCATCGCACTCGTAGAACTCCCCGAACCGATCGTGGATGAGGAATGGGGCGATAAGTACTGGCCTGTCCCGCAGGCTGATGAACGGCTGGGTGTGGAGCACGGCCGGATCCGTATTGAGGAATGGCCTTCAGGACCGCGTATCTGCTCGGTGTCGGTGAGTAGCCCGATTCGCCCGTACAACGTGGCGGCCTACGCCACTGCTCTTCTCGCTGCTGCTGCGGAGGTGACCGAATGAGCGACGTGGACGTTGACAGGCTCGCGAAGCTTCGCGAACCATTCCCCGCCAACCAGATCGGAAAGCTGCCGAAGGGCGGCATCACCCTCGACTTTGTTGGCCATGGTTACCTCACCGCCCGCTTCCTCGACGTGGACCCGCTGTGGACATGGGAACCGTTCGCAGTCGGGGACAATGGCCTACCCCTCTTGGACGAACAAGGCGGCCTGTGGATCCGCCTCACGATCTGCGGTGTCACCCGCATCGGATACGGCGACGCCGGCGGCAAGAAAGGCCCCAACGCCGTCAAAGAAGCCATCGGTGACGCGCTCAGGAACGCGGGCATGAGGTTCGGTGCTGCTCTCGACTTGTGGTGCAAGGGAGACCCAGACGCCCCCGCACCGCCCGATCCTGCGGTGGCTGAACGGAATGCTCTGCTCCACGAGCTGGGGGATGCGTGCGCTGCTCTGACGCTTGATGAGAAGACGGTTGCTGCCCAGTTCTACGGCAAGTACAAGGTGACCGCGAGGAACGCGAAACCCCAGCAGTTGCGGGAGTTCATTGACGACCTCATGGAGAACGGCGCCCCCGCATGAGTCGCCGGTTTACGGGGTTTCCCCCGGAAGTCAAGGAACTGATCTGGGAGCGTGCTCACGGTCGTTGTGAACGCTGCGGAGAGTACGCCTCAGACGCTACTGCACACCATCGCAGGCCCCGTGGTCTCGGCGGATCTCGCCGCGACGACACCAACCTAGCGTCTAACGGGCTGTGGGCTTGTGGTGCTTGTCATCGTTGGGCGGAGTCCTATCGGGCGCAAGCGTTCGCCGACGGTTGGCTTGTTCGTCAAACCCAATCACCTATCGAGATTCCCGTCCTGTACCGCGGCCAATGGGTGCTGCTCGACGACGGCGGAAACGCTTACCGGATACCTAACCCTGTGGAGGCTGCGAAGTGACCGGCCACGTGTCATATACCGAGTTTGTGGCCGCCAAGGCTCGGTTCGACAACACCTATGGGCATCAAGTCGGCCCCGATGACGTTCACCCGATGCTGCTGCCACACCAGCGTGACCTGGTGCGCTGGGCGGTCGCCGGGGGGCGGCGGGCGATCTTCGCGGCGTTCGGATTGGGCAAGACCGTGATGCAGCTGGAGATCGTGCGATTGTCGCTAGCCAAGCATGGCGGTGGTAAAGGTCTGATCGTGATGCCGCTGGGGGTGCGGATCGAGTTCGCCCACGACGCCCAAATGCTAGGCATCGAAACCCGGTTCGTTCGCCGTACAGACGAAGTCGGTGGTGACGGAATCTATCTCACCAACTATGAGAGTGTCCGCGACGGAAAGTTGGACCCGACACTGTTCACGGCCGTCTCACTCGATGAGGCCAGCGTGTTGCGGTCTTTCGGGTCCAAGACCTACCAGTCGTTCCTAGAGCTGTTCGACGCGGTTCCCTACCGGTACGTCGCGACGGCCACGCCGTCACCGAACCGGTACAAGGAGCTGATTCACTACGCGGGTTATCTCGGGGTGATGGACACCGGCGCGGCTCTCACTAGGTGGTTCCAGCGGGACAGCACCAAGGCGAATAACCTAACCCTCTACCCACATAAAGAGCGCGAATTCTGGCTTTGGCTCAATACCTGGGCCGCGTTCGTGCAATCCCCAGCTGACCTGGGTTATGACGCCACCGGCTATGACCTGCCGCCGTTGGATGTGCAGTGGCATGAGGTCGACCCACCGGCCGATGAGTTCGACTTCGAACGCGACGGCCAGGGCCAGCTCGTACGAGGCGTCAACCTGGGACTACCGCAGGCCGCCGCGGAGAAGCGTCGCTCGCTGGATGCCAGGCTGTCCAAGCTGGTCGAGATCGTCACCGACCACGCCGAACACGGCGAGGGCCAGATTGTGATCTGGTGCGACCTCAACGACGAGCAGCGCGCCATCGAGAAGGCCCTCGAGGATGCTGGGTTGAGCTTTTCATCGGTGTACGGGTCACTCGACCCGGACGAGGTGGAGCGCCGCCTGGCCGACTGGAAGAACCGCGACACCTACGCGCTGATCGGCAAACCAGTGATGCTCGGGCAGGGCATGAACCTGCAGCAGGCCCACACCTGTGTGTACATGGGCATCACGCACAAGTTCAACGATCTAATCCAGAGCTTGCACCGGATTCAGCGGTTCGGCCAAACCCATCCCTGCACAGCCCATTTGATCCACTCCGAGACCGAGCGGGAAGTGGTGCGGGTCATCCGCGAGAAATGGGCACAACACCGAGAGTTGACATCAACGATGACCGACATCATTCATGAGTACGGACTTGACCCCGAGGCAATTTCGGAAGCGCTGCAACGCTCCATCGGATGTGAGCGCATCGAAGCATCCGGTGAGGGATGGGTGTTCGTCAACAACGACTGCGTTCACGAAACCGAGAGAATGGCAGACGATTCGGTGGATCTGATTGTCACTAGCATTCCGTTCTCCAACCACTACGAGTACACGCCGAGCTACAACGACTTCGGCCACACCGACGACAACGCGCATTTCTGGGCGCAGATGGACTACCTCACACCGCAGCTGCTGCGCATCCTCGCGCCGGGCCGTATCTACGCCTGCCACGTCAAGGACCGCATCTTGTTCGGAAACGTCACCGGCGCCGGCGTGCCCACAGTGTCCCCGTTCCACGCCGAGGCGATCTTCCACGGCCGCAAACACGGCTTCGACTACCTCGGCATGATCACCGTGGTCACCGATGTGGTGCGGGAAAACAACCAGACGTACCGGCTGGGCTGGTCGGAGCAGTGCAAAGACGCCACCAAGATGGGCGTCGGCTCCCCGGAATACGTTCTGCTGTTCCACAAACCGCAAACAGACAGGTCGAAGGGATACGCCGACACACCCGTCACCAAATCCAAGGACGAATACACCCGTGCCCGTTGGCAGGTGGACGCGCACGCGTTCTGGCGATCGAGCGGAAACAGGACACTGACAGCCGACGAGCTCGCCGCGCTGCCACCAGACCAGCTGGCCTCACTGTTCACCAAGCACAGCCTGAAGGACGTCTACGACTACCGGTCACACGTCCGCATCGGTGAGCAACTCGAAGGTCGCGGTGCCCTGCCTGCTACGTTCATGGCCATCGCCCCGGGATCGTGGTCACCTCACGTGTGGCACGACGTGAACCGGATGATCACCTTGAACGGGGAGCAGAAACGCCGCAACGTCCAAATGCATGTGTGCCCCCTGCAGTTCGACATCGTTGACCGGCTGATCACTCGCTTCTCGAATCCTGGCGAGTTGGTGTTCGACCCGTTCGGCGGGCTGGGCACCGTGCCGTTGCGGGCTCTGAAACTCGGTCGGCGCGGCCGTGGTGTCGAGCTGAATCCCGGCTACTACTTCGATGCTGTCAAGTATCTGCAAGCCGAAGAGCGGCAGCGCGACATGCCCAGCCTGTTCGACCTTGAGGACGCGTCATGACCGTCGAGTCGATGTTGTGGTTCCGTGCCCGCCGCCGTTCGCACCGTTCCGCGTGGGGGCATCCACGACCACCCGCACCACCGAAACCACAACCCCGACAGGAGAACCGATGAGCAACCTCACACCAGAACAACTCGAAGCGATCGCCTACATCGTCCTCGCATTCACCGGACCCCCGTCGCTGGCGTACTTCCTCGTGAAGGGGCTGTTCAGGTGATGTACACGGTTTCTGGGACGTGGCCCCATTACATCGTCACCGGTGGAACCGAACCACCGAAATGCTTCAACTCCACCGTCACCGTCGTCAAATACCTGGAACAGATTCTCCAGCAAGGAGACACCATCAACTGGCAGGTCCCATGAACGTCCTGTCCCTGTTCTCAGGCATCGGCGGACTCGAACTGGGTTTGGAACGCGCCGGCATGACTGTCGTAGGACAGGTCGAAATCAACCCCTACTGCCGGCAGATCCTCGCCAAACACTGGCCCGATGTCCCCCGACATGACGATGTACGCACCACCGTTGAGTGGTGGGAAAGCGAAGAAAGGCCCCGAGTTGACCTCATCTGTGGAGGATTTCCCTGCCAGCCGTTCTCTGTTGCAGGACAGCAACAAGGCATCAACGACGAGCGATGGATGTGGCCAGACATGGCACGAGTCATACGCCACGTGGGACCGAGATACGTCGTCCTGGAAAACGTTGCAGCTCTCATTCGAGATTCCGTCGCTTTCGGATGGGTGCTCGGTGACCTTCACCAACTCGGGTTCGATGCGGAATGGTCAATTGTCACAGCGTGCTCCGTGGGTGCCCCACACCGACGTCGCCGCGTGTACGTCGTGGCGCACGCCCGTGGCGAGGGATTACAAGGGATACACAAAACGCGAAGGGAAATCCATCTGCAACCAGTTGCGACGCATCTACGGGGGCAGTGGTCGGCCGAACCCGACGTGGCTCGCGTGGCTTATGGGATTCCCCGTGGAATGGTGCGAGATCCCATCCAAGCCTTCGGAAACGCTGTCGTCCCCCAGGTCGCAGAGCACATCGGCCGGATGATCCTGGAGGCCACTGCATGATCACCGTCGCTTGCGCCGACTGTGCCCGCACCCAAGGACGGCCCGTCACCGCCGAATTCACCACCACCGACGAAGCCGAACACTTCATCCGCCGACACCACGCACTCGCCGACCACCGAGCACACATCCAGGAACACCATGAAGTGCCTGTTGTGTGATCATCCCCGCTCCACCCACACACCCCAATGCCGAACCCGGCTGGGTGTGGATGCGGATGACATGACCCGGTACACGCAGTGCCTATGCCCAGGATTCGAAGGCACAGAAGACGGAGAGGAGGACTAGTGGCTCACGTTCTGTATCGCTTCTACAGCGCCACAGGGCAGCTGCTGTACGTGGGAATCACCATGAACCCGCCGCAACGATTCAAAGCCCACCGAGACTCGAAAGACTGGTGGGACCACGTCGCTGGCATCAGCATCGAGAATTACAACACCCGTGAGGAGTTGGAGAACGCTGAACGCCGCGCCATCCAGGTTGAGCACCCTTTGCACAACGTTGTTCGGGCGAAACCAAAGGTGATCCAGGATCCCTTCGCGGAACCGAATCCGAAACCGGAACCGGAGCCTTCATCCTCTCTGTCCGATCTCTTCTCCCCAGAACCAACCGGTCACGTTTTCGGCGGACTGTTCGGGCGATCCAATGTGGTCCGCGATCGGGAGGCTGAGGCTCGTCGGGCACGGTGGGATGCCATCTACGCCTGCGGTCTCTGCGACCACGCCGGATACCGAGGAAAGTCGGTGTGTGACCACGTCGAGCACCGATCGGGGCGAGCCCGTGAGGCGCAACGACAGGTCCAGAGGGATCGGCTGCAAGTCATTCCTGGAGGTGATTCCTGATGGGAAGGAAAGCCACTGGCAAGGACCACTCGGAAATCAACCTCGCTATCTGGGGTGATGATGACTGGTTAGATCTCACCCCGCCAGCCCAACATCTGTACTTCGTGCTGTGGACGAGCCCGCAACTGTCCTATTGCGGTTCGGGGGAGTGGCACGCCGGCCGAATCGCCGCGATGGCCAACGGTTGGACAGTTCAGGCCGTCGAGGCGGCCGCCGCAGAGTTGTCCCGCGATCTGTTCCTGATCATCGACACCAACACCGATGAGTTTCTTCTGAGGTCGTGGATCAAGCACGACGGCCTGTGGAGGAAACCGAACATGGCTGTGTCGATGGCTAACGCGCGGGCAGCGTTGGCGTCGAGGACATTGCGCGGGGTTGTGGTGCATGAAGTGAAGAAGATCAAGGCCCGCAATGAGGCTGACGCGAAAGCCAACAGTGATGTGATCGTGTCGGCTGGGTGGCAGCGGGATGCAGTCAAGGAACTGCTGGATCAGAAGGCGATTGATCCGGCCACTTTGGAGCCGTTTACCCCCGGTTCAACCCCTAGTCCAACCCCCCCGCTAACCCCCGGTCCAACCCCCGGTCCAATGGTTAAGCAGGGGGATGGGGTTAACCCCCCGTCTAACCCCGGGGCTACTCCTACTCCTGCTCCTTTCTCCTTCTCCAACTCCTTAGGGGGTTACGTAAGTACGGAAGGTCACCAGGAGCCCCCCTCGCGTTGCCCCGCCCATATCAATCACTCGAACCCACCGAAGTGCCGCGACTGCGCTGACGCGCGTCGGGCACACGACGCATGGGCAGCCGCAAGGAAACGGGACGAGCTGACGTTGAGGCGGGCCATCAAGTCTGCTCGTGAAGCCTGCACTGAGTGCGATGCCAACGGGTTGATCGAAACCCCGGAGGGAATGGTCCGCTGCGTCTTCCATGAAGAACCGCCGGCTGGTTTGGGTGTGGCGTTGTGAAGGACTGGCGTGGGACGACGATCCATCAGGAGGCGTTGAAGGTTTCGTGTCGTGATTGTCGCGCTGGGGTGGGTGAGGCGTGTGTGGTTCGGGATGGGAAGGGGCGTGTGTTGAAGGTGTTGGAGGCGTTTCCGGCTCATTCGCACAGGATCGCTGACGCCCGTTCTGCGGGTTCCCGGGGTGTTGACACCGACCCTGCCGTGAAAGTCGCCCAGCGTGGCGTACAGCCCCCGCAATCAACAACAGGAGACGAACAGTGACCGGCAAGTGGAAGGTTCGGTTGGCTCGCCGGCGCGACGGAAGCCTCTACACGTACATCCGTATGTGGAACGTGTTCACCCCGGAGGGCCAATTTTCGGGGTCGTTCGACACGTGGGGTGAGGCGATGCGGTGGGCGACGGACATCACCGCGCATGTCGAGTTTTTCTTGGGGTTCCACGAGGAGTCGCGGTGACGATGTTTGTATCGAGCGCGGATGATCCGCGTGTCCTGGAGGCGGTGTCGTGCAGGTCGTGTGACATCTGCAAAGCCCCCAAAGGCAAGCCCTGCAGCAACACGATTCGTCCGGGGAAGCCGCTGCCCGGTCGGGTCATCCACTTCGGGCGGCTCACAGACAGAAACCGAGAACCGAAAGGCGACGAATGAACAACCCCGAGTTGCGTGCTGTACTCACAGAAGCCCTCAGCGAAGCCCTGAAGCGGCTGTGGACCGACCCCGAGGATGCTGTCGACCAGGCGGACTGGGATGCGCTCCCCGGAAAGCTCGCTGATGTTGTTGCTTATCAGGGGTTGATTCGATGATCGTCGCCGTTTCTCCAGGTAGGCAGCCGATCTGACAGCGCACACATGTTTCCGATTACCGACACTCGTAGGGAGATGACGACTATGCCGACCACAGAGCATGGATCAGACGTCCAGCACTTGAGCCCTGAACACCGCGATCGTGCTTGGCGCGATAGGTTCAACGCCCGGTGGCACTATGACTACGGCGGGTGGATTCGTACCAGGCCGCAGGATGAGGCGTCGACCTTCGCTTTGATCCCAACCAAACACTACGGACCGTTCACTGAGGATCACTCGTGTCCTGCCTGCCTGGTGGTACACCCACCTGAGGATTGCCCCGTCCTAAGTGGAAACACCGACATGTTGGTTGTTTTCGATTACGACACCTCGCCCAACAAGGCACAAGCGGATACAGCTGACGATGACCCCAGATAACATCGCGTCTCTTCCGGGTGTGGCGGTAATCCAACTACCCGAACCCGACGAGCCTCGGTCCATGTCAGGCACCCCCGAGTGGTACGAGGACTCTTGGTATGTACGTCCGGATGCTCAGGGAATCCGTGTGGTGACAGGCCGGGATCACCTGAAGGACAGGTCTACTCAGCGACTTGCCGCCGCCCTCGTCGCTGCGGTTGCGGCCAAGGGGGAGGGTAGTAAATGAACTGGTTGATATTCGCATTGCCCATCGCCCCGGCGATTGCGCTGGGCTACGTTTTGGGCAGCATCAGAGGCTACGACCAGGGGTACGACCTTGGCTATCGAGATGGCGGATTCGATGCTGAGTTCGGAGTCCGCGCGCCACGGGCTGCAGGGGAGGAAGCATGAGCGACCCGGTAACTCGCGCCGAAGCAATCGCCGCTTACGCCGCCACACCTTGCGCCACATGCCAACACCCGTCATCGCATCACTCGGACATCGGAACGTGTGAAGCGTGTAGTTGCGAATCATTCGAGGAGGAAGCGTGAGCGGCGACGCGCAGAAGATCATGAGCGCGGTTCAGCGCCGACACCGGCGGACGTTAAACCTGGAAACCGGGCGCTCCCACTGCCAGGGTACGCGGGTGGGTGAATGTGATTTCCGCGACGGTTCGCTCGACGATTTCGAGGCCCACGTCGCCGCCGAGATCGACAGAGCCCTCGGAGGACTCAGGCGGGAAACCCGCGTAATCGAGAGCATCTTCGAGCTGGGCGTGCCAGAGCCCGCAACCCGATTCGTTACCCACTGGATGGAGATACCCGATGAGTGATGTTGTTGAGCGCGCCAAGGCTGCGCTGGAAGGCGTGACCGAAGGGCCGTGGACGTTCCAGCACTGGGGCGGACAGAACCAGAACGGCGACTACGCAGAGTCGATCCTCTTCGACGGCGCTGGCGAGTCCATGACCTACGGACTGCCCGACCGTGACGGCGAGTTCATCGCACAGGCGCGCACTCTCGTTCCTGAGTTGGTCGCTGAGGTTGAAGAGTTGCGTTTGGTGGTGGCCGCTGCCGCTGTCGCGTTGCGAGGAGAGACCCGATGACCTTGAGCGATGCAATAGACCTGATCAACGCCGAGCGCGTGGCGTGGCTCCGATTCTGCGAATCGGCCGCGGCCCGCGGCGACAAAGAGGACTGCCTAGTCTGCGGGGGCCGGGCCAGCGGACTGGCAGACGCACTGGTAATCCTGGCGAAAGTGGGTTCCTGATGAACGAGACAGAACTCAAAGCGTGCGCCGATTGCGCTGGAGTGGAGGAAGCATGAGCGACGCAGACACTGCACGGAAGAACGGCTGGACCGTCGGAACCCGACTCGCCGGCGACGAAGGCCGCGGCGAAACGATCATCGAGATCACCGCGATCGGTGAGCAACACGTGCTGGCGAAAACCATCTCCCATGCGGGCCGACCGGCGCCGTACCGGGAGTCACTGTGGACGTTCGTGTTCCGGGATTGGCGGGAGGTTCCGCGGTGATTCAGGTTCATTGCAGGGAGTGCAACCGTGTGTGGGACCAGAGCTGCATGGATTGCGCTCAGTGGAAAGCGGATCGTCACTCGATCAACACGGGGCATACGGATATTCACATCATCCCGGACACCACACCACCGCCTGTACGGGTGGGTCAGGGGTGGGCGGAATGGCTCACGAAAGGATCGTCCTGCTGATGCCGTGGGTCAAGATCACTTGCACCGAGCGCGACGAACTCATGTCCACCCGCGACCTGGTGCCGTTTTCGTCGTGCACCGATCTGGACGCCGAGTTCCATAGCGAGCCGCAGATGGACATCGAGTGGGCCGAACGCGGCGCAGACCAACCGGTGCTGCGCGAACACCGATACCCGGCACGTACCTACCTCAGCGATGAACCGGGCACCGTCCGGCCCGACCGAAAGCCCTGCGAGCACTACCGATACGAGGCCCAACCATGAGTACCCCTGAGCGTGAAGCCCTGATCGAGAAAGTCGCCGAAGCGATCCGCGGGGAAACATCCGGCGGCCGCATCTTCCCGTGGAACACCCTGACCGAGACGGAGAAGGACGCGTGGCGTCGCATGGCTGACGCCGCGTTCGATGTCCTCATCGACGCCTGGGCTCCTCCGTTTTGACCGGCCGCAAGATCGTGTCTCCTGCTGATCACATTGACCGGGCCAAAGAGGAAGCCGCCGCGGGGGATTACCAAGCAGCTCAGGTCCACGCCCTGATCGCCATCGCACAACTACTCAACACAAAGGACCAACAATGAGCGAGGTATTCGTTCGCCCAACCCGGTACGAGGTCACAGCATGGCCAGGACCAGTCGACGGCGTCAACCGATCCCAATTCGTGCTGTACGTCGAGTGGCGCGGCGAAGATCGATGGTGCGTCACAGACGGCTCCTACTGTTACCGGCGCGACGGGCACAAGTCCTACGAACGCAACCCATCCAGTCGCACAGACCGATTCAAGAAGGCGTACAGGTTCTCGCTAGATGAAGCACTGGAGATAGCGAAGAGAGTCGCCCCAACGATCCGCGTAGGGCGTGGCCCGAATCGTGAAGGACTGTCCGCAGCAGACATGTGGGAATGGGAGAAAAACCAGTGACTTTTTTGTCTGTGATTCTTGCTTCCCAGGCTCGTTTCCTCACTGAGAGCCCTGTTTGTCCGGCGTGTTTCCAGCCCCGCACCGAGCATTCCACCGACTGCAAAGGACACCACAAATGACCGACCTACTCGCCGCCGCGTTCGTGGTCGTCGCGATCCTCCTTCTCGTCGTATGGATCGGCCCCCACATCGCCCTATGGATCCTGAACCGGGTCATCGCCCGGTACAACCGGATCATCACCAACCACAACCGGCGACAGCGGGAGAACCGGCGCCGGCTCGCTGAGGCCTGTGACGAATTGCTGCGTTACCGGCGGCAGCAGAACGGCGATGTCGGATCGGTTGTGCAGTCTGAACCCAACGAAGCTAGGAGGCCTGAGAAGTGACCAAGCCGATCGACACCGACGCCCATGCGGAAACACCCACAAAACCCAAACACATGAACCCCAACAAACGCTGAACACCAAGGTAAAATCCGAATCTTGGAGGTGCCCATGAGCGACAAACCTCATATTCTTTACCGCTTCTACAACGCGGAAGACGATCTTCTCTACATCGGAATCACAAACAACCCGAGAAGCCGATTCAACCAACACCACGCCGACAAAGCATGGTTCAAATCAGTCGCCCGCTCCACGATGCAACACTTCGCCACCCGCGCTGAGCTCGAAACCGCAGAGGTAGCAGCGATTCAATCGGAGATGCCGCGATACAACGTCGCGCACGTAGTCCACAACAAGGGAGAGCTTCGACCCAAGTCAATATCCCGACGACCAATCAGTCCCGACGCCAATAAATTCCAGGCCCCGGACGCCATCACAAGCGACGATCCGACTGTTGAAGACCGCGAAAAACGCATGGACGAGATCGAAGAACAGATCTCCCGAATCCCCAGGCTCATCCCCGGCGAACGATGCCCCTCCTGCGAAATGATCCTGCTCGCACTCGAATACGACGGATTGGTGAAATGCCTCAACTGCTTGAACATGTGGACACCCGACGAACTTCAGGAAACCCTATGACCCAACCAGCAGAGGATGGCAACCTCCCTGCCGCCAAAACCAGACTCGGAAACGCCATCTCCGCGCTCATCGACCCAAAACCCGAATACACCGAAGGCGCCACCAGATGGCGCGACTCCCTCTACGACCAACTCACCGAAGAAATCCCCGGCTCCCAAGGCAACGCCTCCCGCATTCCGCAATCCTCACCACCCCTCTGCATCGATGCCGTCGAACTCAAAACCGAAATCGACGCCACCGTCGCAGCATGGGAACCCTCAAGCTACTGGGTGTTCGGACCCCCATACCCCGTTCCACAACGCGACCTCACCCGCGAACACACACCACTAACGGTGCTACGCCTCCAACTATTGGAACGACGCCCATGGCGGCCCCAAGACGCCCACGGCATCGAACAAATCTCCGGAAGGATCGAAGCCTGGTGCGAATCCATCAAAACGATGCTCAACCCGCCACCGAAATGGTCACTCCCAAACCCGTGCCCAGCCTGCGACACCGCCATCGTGTACCGGAAGAACTCAGCCGGCGAAACCGTCCGACAACCCGCACTCCAAATCGGCCCATCAGGATGCGTCTGCCAAAACTGCCACCACGAATGGGGACCGCAACTGTTCCAGCACCTCGCCAACGTTCTGGGCTACGAACTACCCGCAGGAGTCCTCGAATGAGACACGCCAACTTCCCCACATCCCCTAGCTTGCTTGCGACATGCAGATTCATATGCCATCATTGGGTCGGCAAGTGAAGTGTGCCCAAAGCCCGAAGACCTCCACAGGTTCGGGCTTTTATTCATTCCCGGGGAGGCCAACCATGAGCACCTTCCCCGCGCCCCGCACACTCACCGAACGCATCCAAGGCGCACACCTCAACCTCAAACTTGCACGGCAGGCAGGCAACCCGGACATCATCGCCGCCGCTGAACGCATACTCAACCAGTTGCTTGACCGTTTACCCCGCTCCAACAGCCAGGAGTAGTTGCCGTGCCATTGCTACACCTCCGTTTGTGCCCAGAGCCTTGCAACAAGGTTCGGTTCGCCCCCTGCGGCAAAGCATGCCGAGTCCCCAACGATATCGATCCTGACTCGTGGCGAATCAATCTTCAGGACGGTGCAGGAACGATCGGTGGCGAAGGGTGGGCCGACAGAATCAGCGACGGCCTCGCAGGCGAATATCCCAAATGAGCAGCCTCACAGACCTCACGGACTTCCTTAACCGCACGCTGAACAACCTGGTTCACCCCGGCGACGAAAACACCAAACCCTTCCCGATCCTCCTGCCGGGACTACGACCTATCAGTGTCCCCCCGGAACTCGCCGGCCAGTTCGCTGAAGAAGCAGGCCTACCGCACCTCGATACCCCGAAACTGGTCGCGGAAGCACTCGCCGCGGCGATCACACAAAACTATGTGATCCTCACACGCGAAGAAGCAGAACAGCTGCGCCAGAAAGCGGCCGACGCACCGACCGGGCACCGCGTCATCAACATCCGAACCACACCCACAGCCCCGCCCGTGCTGTCGATCACCATCGACAAAACAAGCAACGACGTCATCGTTCCCAAACGAGCCTTGCGGAAAGCGGTCGAACAGTGATCCACATCGAAGTTGACGGGAAAGTGCTCATGCACGCCGATCCCGGCCAGTGGACCACCACGCCACCTGATGTTCAAGCGGTCCAGAAAGCTGGACCCAACGAGCCTTGGATGCTGCCGATCATGACCGCGCTCGCCAAAGCGGCCACCCTCGCGATGGCCGGGGCGAAACACGAGGACACCACAATCCGCGTGACCACACGCAAGAACGGCTGGACGATGGACTGCACCAATGGATGAGGCAGCCCGCGCCCGCCAGGAGCTGCGCAGATCCAACGCCGCCCAGCCGCACCGAAACCGGCACCGCGAACGCAAAACCGGACGAACCACAGACCGCAACATCTGCTACTGCGGCGACGCCGACTGCCCAGACTGCGGCGAATGGTACGAGTGAAACAGGGGGAGCCGCGCATGGGATCATCGGCCCGCGAGCGGCGATTCCACCCCGCATACGGGGCTGAATCATGCGGCGGGCCAACATGCGAGGAGTTGGGACACACACCCTGCGATAGGGCGGTGACGATGGAGGAAGCCTTCGCTCGCGACATACACGCGGGGTTTCTGCCCAAATCTATGGTTTGCCATTGCGGCGCACCCGGTGAGCGATACGCGGGCAAGAGGCGCGCGGTGTGCCCGCCGTGCGCCTACGGCGTGCATAAAACCTGCTATTGCAGCGAGACACCCGAGGGTTAAGCCGACATGACCGATGTCGTGATCGACGGGACCCGATACGTCCCAGAAGCCACCAACGGAACCACAATCGGAATCGGTGTAACCACCCGCAACCGGAACACCATCGCCGACGAGACAATCGCCCACATTCGCCGCCACACACCCAACGCCAAACTCGTCATCGTCGACGACGCCAGCGACGAACCATACCCAGCAGCGACCTACCGATTCACTCAACGCGCAGGCATTGCCCGAGCCAAAAACAAATGCCTCGAACTCCTCAACGGCTGCGAACACATCTTCCTGTTCGACGACGACTGCTACCCGATCGCCGACAACTGGTTTCAGCCCTACATCGACTCACCCGAGCCGCACCTGATGTACCAGTTCGTTGACCTGGCCAACGGGCATCGGCTCAACGACGTCACGAAGGTCTACGACGACGGACACCACTTCGCGTTAACCGGCGCGCGCGGCTGCATGATCTACGTACACCGCAGCGTCATCGAAACAGTCGGCGGCCTCGCCCCAGAGTTCGGCGGCTGGGGATGGGAACACCCCTCCTGGTCCGACCGCATCTACAACGCCGGCCTTACCACATTCCGGTACGGAGACGTGTGCGGCTCCAACAAGCTCATCCACTCCATGGACGAGCACCTAGAGGTGAAACGCTCCGTCCCCACCGAAGAACGCAAAGCCGTCGCCGCCAGAAACGCCGACCTGTACTGGAAACACCACTACACCAGCAGCCACCACATCCCCATCGTGGAACCTGACCGGCGTGTGGTGCTGACCTGCCTGCTGTCCAACAAACCTGACCCGCAACGCAACACACGCATGCGTCCCGACGTCAAACTGCTCGACACGCTGATCACCTCCATCGCCGACGCCGAAACCGTCGTGCTGTGCGACAACCCACTCACCCACCCGCAGGCGTCATTCGAGCAAGTCACCAGCCCAGTAGACAACCCATACTTCGCGCGCTGGTACCTGTACTACCAATGGCTACGCGCCAACCCCGACGTCCAATGGGTGTGGTGCGTCGACGGCACCGACGTCGAAATGCTCACCGCACCCTGGAAACACATGGAAACCGGGAAACTATACGTCGGCCACGAACCCGCCGTCGTGGGCATCGACTGGATGCGCGACAACCACAAAGCCACCCACCTGCAAACATTCATCGACACCCACGCCGACCACACCCTATTGAACGCGGGGATCGTCGGAGGTGACCGTGAAACCGTCTTGACATTCACCCACGACATGATCGCCGACCACGAAGACCAACAACGACGCATCTGGCACAAAAAAGACACCAAAGGCACCATCATCGGTGACATGGCCACACTCAACTATGTTGCCTACACCAAACACGCAGACCGTCTCGTCTACGGGCCGCGCGTCGCCACCATATTCAAAGCCAACGAACGCAACCCGTGGAGCTGGTGGAGGCACAAATAAACATGGACCAGAACCTGAAACCCGGCGACGACGTATGGGTTGACTTCGACGGACTCGAACACGAAGGCACCGTCGAGAAAATCCAATCCAGCGGCTGGGTCAGATGCTCCATCGCCATCGACCCCGAATACGACTACGGCAGCATCACACCACGACTCACACCACACACCACCGTCGCCGTGAAAACCACACGCATAAGGCCACGATGACCAACACCATCGGCATCGTGGCCCACACCAAACGCGCCGAACAAGCACACCGGCTCATGGAAACCGTGGGCGCCGCATACATGAGCATCGACAACGGCACACTCGGATGCGAAGCCAACCACCGCAAAGTCTGGCAACACCTCACCCGCCACAACACAGACTGGCTCGTGGTCCTCGAAGACGACGCCATACCGTGCAACAACTTCCGCGACCAGCTCGACGCAGCGCTAGCAGTGGCACCCAGCCCAGTGGTCAGCCTCTACCTCGGGCGAGAACGACCCCGCGAATACCAACAACGCATCGCCAAAGCCGCTGACACCACAGCACACTGGCTCACCTGCCGACGACTACTCCACGCAGTCGGAATCGCCATACACGCCGACCTCGTACCCCACATGCTCAACAACCTGCCCAACGGCAAACCCATCGACGAAGCAATCAGCGCATGGGCACGCCACCAAAGCCACACCATCGCCTACACATGGCCCAGCCTCATCGATCACGCAGACGAGACGCCAATGATCGACACCAGAAACGACAACCAACCACGACTACCAGGCCGCGTCGCATGGCAACACGGAACACGCGACACCTGGACCACCGACACCCAACCGATCTGATGCCACGCGCGCCTAAGGTCTGCCGACACGCAGGCTGCACCACACTCACCACAACCGGCACATGTCCCCAACACACCACACACCGCTGGGGTAATGGTGCTCGGCGCACAACCACTGCGGCACACAAAGCTTGGTCCAAAGCTGTGCGAGAGCGCGACGGTTGCTGCATGATCCAGCTCCCCGGATGCACGGGCGGAGCAGACACGGCGGACCATGTTCACCCAGTCGCTTTCGGTGGCGACGAACTCAGCCTTGCCAATGGCCAGGCCGCCTGCTGGCACTGCCACAACCGTAAGTCCTCCCGCGAAGGACATCGCGCACAAGGCCACAAGCCGCGCGGCTAGATAGAACCATCCTCGGCTGATCCCCGAGGTAAGAGCAGCCCCGCATCTCCAGGTGGCGGGGCTGCTCGCAATTCCTGGAGAGATAGATGACAGCAGTCTGCGAGCAGTGCGGGTCTGACTTTGTGCGGCCAGCGAGACGCGGACGACGGCGACTCACTTGCTCGGACGACTGTAAGCGCGCCAGGAACTCGAGGCTTCAACTCGATCGAGACAAGCGCTACCGCGAAGAGCACGGCGCGTGGCGAGAGAAGCGCAGGATGCGCAGCTACCCCGAGACGTGCGGGGTTTGTGGGCGGACATTCGATGCCAAGCGCAAGGGTCAGGCGTTGTGCTCGGTCGAGTGCCAGTTCGCCGTCAGGAATCGGGCAGCGCATGAAGCGAACCGACAGTCGTCCATCCAGCGCAGACTGCCCGTGCTCTACACGGGCGATGGTGTCGTGCGTGCGACGCATAGGACGTGGACGTCTGGGTTGTGCGCGAGTTGTGGCGAATGGTTCGTGGCAGGAGTACGCGCACGGTACTGCTCGAAGCGATGCGCCGAGCGCGCTCGTAGCGAACGCAGGCGCGCTCGTGAGGCCGGAGTGACAAACGTCGTCCAGAGTGCGCCGCCGGGAGATCTTTGAGCGTGACGGCTACCGCTGCCACCTCTGCGGCGAAATGACGGACCCCACGCAGCAGGTGCCACACCCGAGGGCGCCGACCATCGACCAACGTCCTGCCATTGAGTCGAGGTGGGTCGCACGAGCCCGCGAACTGCCGGTGCGCGTGCTTCCTGTGCAACTCGGTCAAGAGCGACCGTGTGGGCTGGTCACCCCGGCGAATGGCGAGTTGACCTGCGGAAACGACGAGGGGGGTGGGGGAACCCCCTGGCTACCCCCGAAACGCTCCCGGTAGGCGC